ATGAATTTATTTTTAATTACTCCCTCCTATGCCTTCAAAAAGAAACGCTGCTTAAAAAGAATTGAAAAAAGAGAATTAGCCAAGTATAAAGAATGCGTCCAACAGATAATTCAAAAGGGTAATACTGAAATTAATGGACAGTCCTATAGTTCTATCGCCGATTTAACTATTGCCTTTTATGGGCTAAGAAATAATAACATTACCTCGCAATATTTTAAACCTCACCTTCAAAATTCCACATTATGAAAAAGAACGGAATCGAAAGCGCTCTCGAATACGGCAAAAGTCTAACAAAAGAGCTTAGTCCAAAAATCCACTATTTAACAGGATACAATCAGGCTGTAGAAGACTATAACAGTATTGAAGCTGATGCAATTCAGGATTTTTTATCAACCGAGATAATGGTATTGAGAGAGAAGAATACCGAGTTGGTGGAGATGCTGCGGAAAGTGCTTCTGTTCAAGAAATACCAACGAGTAGAGGACTACGTATCAATAGATGAAATCGAAGTATTAATCAATTCAAATATTACGGAATGAAAGATCAACTAGAATTAAAACACCTTGCACCTTATTTGCCTTATGGGTTGACTGTAATATTGGGGACTACAGAAAGGAATATAACAGCTGTTTCTATAGATTCAAGATTTGTGTTTGTAGATGCTTATAAAGGCAGTAGAGATAAACAAACGGCAGGTATTGAAAATATCAAACCAATCCTCCGCCCACTATCAGACCTAACAAAAGAGATAGTGCATAATGGAGAAAAGTTTGTGTTTAGTGATGTGTACCTAAGTAACACTACTATAAAAAAAATTTTAGGGCAAGATTGTAGTACATTCAACAATTTCTTAAATGATGTGGATTATAATTCAATACAATTTCTATTTAAATACCACTTAGATGTTTTCGGTTTAATAGATAAAGGTTTGGCAATTTCTTACAAGGAGGCTGGACTATGACACCCAACCTACCACCTCCCATAACTGTACAGATAGGAGAGATATAGGATAATTAAGCAATAAGAATCATTAATCAATTCAAATATTACAGAATGAGAAAAATAGCATTAATAGCAGGTATGATGGCATCAGTAGGAATGTCATTAAGTTCCGCAAATACAAAGAATTTAGGTCGTGTAAGACGATACGTCAACCCAAAGGAAGAAGTTAAGCATCCTCGTAATTCTCCATGCCTTTGCGGCAGTGGTAAGAAGTATAAAAAGTGTTGTTTAAATAAATCAGACCATGCCTAGACCCTACCTACCACCTTCCACAACTGTACATATAGTAGAGTTAGAGGGGATGAATTTTGAAAATTTAATTGATTGATAAATGAAAGAGCAAACAGTATATATAAAGAGATATCCAAGTAAGGGAGAGTTGCCTAAAGAACAGCAACACGTAATTGTATATTGGGATAAAGAACCATTATCCTCAAGGGTAGCTAATCGTTCTAAAAACGGATACTGGTTCTTGTCAGATGAACCATGCGATTGCGATGAACCTGATTACTGGCTCGAAGAAATCGAACTGCCTAGTAAGGAGGATATGAATAAATTAAAACCACAAGATGAATCGTTAGCAGGTGTGTATGATAGTGGTTTTTACAATGGCGCAAGCTTCATCCTAAACAAACTGAAAGGAGAATAACAATGGAAAACACATTAGAAAATAAAGCGAAGTTCTTAGCTCTTTATTGGGGACAAAGGTTAATGAGAGAGGAAATGGACAGTAAATTATACTTCTGCAAACCTGGTAAAGATTCTGATTTTGAATTGAATTACATCGAACTCAAACCCCTATCCTCAATAAGTGATGAGGATGCGGAGTATTGCATCGGTAAAACTGAATGTAGTATGAGAAAGAATGACCCAAATAGCGGTGATTATGGCATGTCTCCATCTTCAATATTTGTTAATTCAATGATTGGTGATAGTAGTTATCATATTGGAAGACGTGAAGCTGATTACTTACGCTCAAAAGGTTATGCTCTGCCTTGGATGGGAGTAACAGTAGAAGAACAAGTAAACAGAGGTTGGATTAAACTGAAAGGAGAAACTAAGCAATCAGAAATTTAAGGCTTCTCCAAAGTGAAACACAAGTACATCAAAATAAGCGCTGTTATTGTGAGTATGATTACAATAATTGCCAATACCTTTTCAGTTGAAATTTTTGCTCTCATAACTTTTCATTATTAATTGGTTCAAAAATAAACTATAAGAGTTAGAAAAGTATTAACAATTAGTTATTAAAAAGGTTTGATGTCGACAAATATTGACGCAATCGATTGAAATAAAATGAAAGGAACAGAACATTTTCAAAACGTAATACTCACGCATCTGCAGGGAGTTGCAGTAAGTGACCAGGCATTCAAAACTAAATTTGAAAACCCTAATAAAAATATAAAGGACTGTATCACCTACATACTTAACACAGTCCAAAAAAGCGGCTGCAATGGCTTTGCTGATGAAGAGATATTTGGAATGGCCATGCACTACTACGATGAAGAAAACATCAAAATAGGCAAAGAAATCAATGCAAAAGTGGTAGTGAACCATACTGACCACCAAGGCAAAAAAGTGCCAACTCCTCCTAAGCAGAAGCCAGTACAAAAAGCCAAACCAAAAAGTGTAACAGAACCATTTGAACAATTAACCATGTTTTAAGCTATGCAACCAAGAACCAAAATACAACATGAAGTATCCGCAATGAATCGGAATCTTATTGATATCAAATCCAAAATTGAAACTTGGGCATTTAGTGAGTGTAATGAGAAAGTTGGGATTGCTACAAAAAGTAAATTTTGGTGTATTGATTGTGGTGATGAGCATCCTATATCATTGGTTAAAAATGATAAAGCAGTATGCCCGGGATGCAATGCTAAACTTACAATTACAAAAAGCAGAAAGCGCAAGTTTGATCAATCCTACTGGGTTGCCTTTGCAGAATTGTCTGCAGGTGAAATTCTTGGAGAGGTGCAAGTAATACGATTATTCGAAGTTCGTTCCTACCACGCATTACACCGCAAACCAAAAATGTATATCCAGGAAAACATTAGACAATTTATTCCGGCTGATCATTCCAAAATTCAATACGTAGCACGTAAAAGAAATATGGGTGCAGGATATCCGGTATATGGGGATTTGGAGATTAGAAAAATCGAGCATTATAATGGATATATCTATAATCCTTATCCATACAAATATCATCCTTGGTCAAGTTTTAAACCACAATATGAGAAATTAGGAATTAACAAGGATTTACAAGGACTTACTTTCCTTACTGCATCTTCAATTTTGAGATACGATAGTAAGGCAGAAACTCTACTTAAACTAAAAGAATATTCTCTCCTTAGTGAATGCTCAAACAATAGCAGTAAAGTAAATTACCATTGGCCAAGCATAAAAATTGCTATGCGCAATAAATACAAAATTGAGGATGCCGGAATGTGGCTTGATTATCTTGATCTACTCAACCTATTTGGTAAAGACATTCGCAGTCCAAAATACATTTGTCCAAAAGACCTTAAGAAAGAGCATGACAGGTATGTAGCTAAGAAAAAAGCACACGACAAAAAAATTCGCCTGCAGGAACAAAAGAAAAAGCTCATCCAGGATCAAAAAGAATATGCAAAAGCAAGAGGTGTATTTTTTGGCATTCAATTCAGTGATGGTGATTTAGAAGTCAAGGTACTTGAATCTGTTAAAGAATTTTTGGAGCAAGGTGAAACACTACACCATTGCGTATATGCCAACTCATATTACAAGAAGAAAGAATCTTTAGTTTTAGCAGCCTTCAAGGATGGAGCACCACTTGAAACAATTGAACTTAATCTCGAGAAAATGGAGATAGTACAATCACGAGGGTTACATAATAATCCAAGTCCATTCAATACAAAGATTAAGCAACTTGTGCAGAATAATCTGCATGTAATCCAAAATGCAAGATCGCAAATAGCAGTTTAGAATCATGAACCCATCAACAATACGATATGACCTCGCTACCAAAGCCTATGCAATAGAACTTATTGTCTATCATAGACATACTATTGCTGAGGCTGCATCAATAATCGGCTGTAAGATCAACACCTTATCTAAATGGTATAGTGACTACTTAGGTTATCGTGGTGATGACAAAGGTTTATTGGTGTTGGGTTCGAAAATTAATGAAATGAGTGATAATCGAGAATATCACAGTATTTAATGATATGAGCCGATTAGGATAGTTAATTGGCTCATCAAATAACAAACTATACGCAAAAGGGTATAAAAGCGCTTTAAACAGCTATTACTATACCCTAAAGCATATAATAATCAAATAACAGTCAAATGAAAACACACGAGATCAAAACAGAAAAAGGCGAGTTTGTTGTAAAAGAATATAGCCAAGATAGAGGTAAAACTATAGCGCAAGCTTTGTTAGACAAATTCTGCGGAAGAATGGATGGTTATGAGTTTATCTGCAAACTATCCGAAGCTACAGAAGAAGATGCTAAAGGTATGGTGGATGAATTCGAATTTGGAACTAAACCAAATCCCCATCTAAGATTTTGCCACTACATTGAAGATAGATGCAATTTAGCGTCACCACTAGATTCCCTACACTCCCTACTAAACTCAAAAGGAATAGACATTAATAATGGTAATTGGTATTTATTTAAGAAGGTATAGAACTCTTTTTATTGTTACGCCAAACCCAATATGCGATTGCTCCTAAAGCATTAAAAAAAAGGAAGATGATAACCCAGAATAATCGCTCATTATGTGTTAAATGTTTATCGACAATGAGTTTGTAAAATAAATATAAATATAGAATAAAGGGAATAAGCAATATACTCATTTCCAATTTACCAACGTTGAAAAACAATAGATTCATAATTTTCAGTTTAATCAAATATAGCAATCTAAATTTATTATAAATAAATAAATCAATAATGAAACTAACAAAATCTCAACGTCAAGCACTTAAAGAAAAATATCAAGGTCGTTGCGCTTATTGTGGCGACCTTCTCGGAGATCGTTGGCACGCAGACCATATAGAGCCAATTGTACGTAATTGGTGGAATGGAACATGTGAACATCCAGAGCGCAACACATTAGAAAACTTCAATCCCTCATGCCCTAGTTGTAATATCGTAAAGAGCAGCATGTCTTTAGATAGCTTCCGCAAAATCATAGGAGGATTCATTACCTCATTGAATAGAGATAGTACCCAATACAAATTTGCAAAGCGTTATGGTTTACTAGAGGAAAAAGAGATTGAAGTTAGGTTTTGGTTTGAGAGGTGTGGTTAGTGAGAGAATTTTAGAGAAAAATATTCTTCAAGCAACTCTTTACCCCAGTTATCCACAGGATGTCCAGAATTTAATTCATCAATTACTAATTTACTTTTGTCTTCCTTCTGAATGACCGCGGATACTGGAATTTCATTGTCTTCTAGATACAATGCCACACCTATGTTCTGATTGTTGAATCTTACATAATTTACAGTAATTTTTGGAAGTACTGTAGACTCATTTAGCTCTAACTGCGAGCCTTTTTCTAATTGTTCTTTTTTCATGATTATTTGTTTTAAAGTATAACCCAAAGATAAACAATACATTTCAACGTGTTCGAAAGAGGTACAAGCCTAGACTAAACCTCTAGGCTTTCCAACTACTCATCACTCTATTTGACGATATACTCAAGCAATACCACTGAATTATCTTCTTCATCTAAGGAATCCAGAAATTTCCATAAATCACCATCTACTTTGACATCCTCACCATTACGCAAAAAGTGATGGCCCTCTTCAATACATTGTTGTATTTGTTCTTTTGTCATTATTCATCTACATATTAATCAGTTGCAAAAACAGATTTGGTAAAATTTTGTTTTAACCTTACACTAAATGTGTAAGTATATGATACATCAATTAAATCCAACTATATTCGTTGACACTCCTCTAGGAAAAGGTCATGCAATTTTTTTAATTGATTACGGTATGCATCAAAATTCCTGCTGGGTTGTAGCATTAGAAGATAATGGTATCGTAAAACATTTCGATGCAAATGATATTATTGTAGCCACAAATTACACGTACCATATTAATCAGAATAAGAATTCTCACTAATAAATATAAACTTTTTTAAATTTTTAGATTATGGCATTTGACATAGCAAACGAAGACAAAGTTTCAAAAATGATTGAGAGTGAAACTTCAAAAATCCCATCAGTCGTATTTTTAGGTGCAGCATTATTAGCTATGGGAGTATCTGCAGCCTTGAAATGTATTAGAGGAAAAGATGACAAGGATGCGTTGTTTGTAGGTCAATGGGCAGCGCCATTCCTCATATTGGGCATCTATAACAAGATTGTCAAAACTAGTGGTCACGATTAATTTTTTAAGCCTAACCTAACCGTTAGGCTTTCTATAATCCATTTAATCAGTCCAATTATAACTAATACAGATAACCCCCACATTAAGCTATTATATAACCAATCGGGCATCCAATTAAATCGAGGATGCTTATGTATTATACAGTTCCTCAACTGGTTGATTAGTCACTTTTATGACCTTATTTGTGTCTAACCACACATGATCGATATTGCGCACTTGCAAATCAGCTGGAGTAATAAAATTATGATCAGGATCTTCAACACTATCCTCCAGATAAAACATCATATTTTTTTGTGCTATCTTACATAATTTAAATACAGCATCTTCTTCTAACCAATTAATATCTGATAAAAGCATATTTACACCTCTATCTTTGCAATGCTGCATTGCTTCTTCGACTGTGAATTTTTCTTTCATATAAATACTTCTCCAATTAAATCTTCTTCTCTTATATTTTTAATAGCGTCATCAATCACCAATAGATTAGGTTCTTTGAATGGCACCATTTTACCCGATGTATCCAAAGAAAGTAAATATGTCATTACATCCTCCACGCGCTCCGGGAACCACACTACCTTCTCCTCTGTCAACTTGTGATTGGAGGTAAGTATATTATATCCCTTAGATTTTAATATCTTTAACTGAAAATGCGTTAATTTTTCAAACCTCATAACTGCAAATATTATGTGCTATCATGTCGGAACCCCTTCTCATCCGGAACTGCAAAAGCGTTATCCGAAAAAGAAAATCAACTACAGCTCAGACGAAATATATCACGTCAGTGGCTTCGCTCGTCCCTACCTACCTGTAACTCTGAACAAGGATGCTGATAGTATTGTTTCAGCTAGGTGGAAGTTGCTACCATTTTGGGTAAAAACGGAAGCGGATGGTGCTAAATATGCTAATACACTTAATGCAGAATCAGAATCCATCTTCGAAAAAGCATCCTATAAAAATTACATTGGCAAAAATCGTGGTCTGCTTTACGTCACCGGATTCTATGAACCCCACAAAGTGAAAGGCCAAAAGGAAACAGATAATTACTTTATATACGCACCTAATAAGGAAATATTCACCCTGGGCATAGTCTATTCTGATTTCACGGATCAAGATACCGGAGAAACTTATCCTACATTTAGCATCATAACTACTGCTGCAAATCCTCTACTTGAAGAGATCCATAACGAAAAGAAGCGGATGCCTTTAATTATACCTGAGGGTAACCGCGATGCCTGGTTATTTGCTGAGGGCAGAGAAGAGATTCAATCACTAATGAAACCATACGATGGCGAGTTAGGATCACATCAAGTATACCGCGTGACCGGAGCTCGAGGAGTTGACACTAATACGCCCGAAATTCAGCAACCTATTTCTTCTTAACCTTAAAGTCCGTATTATACTTATTTGATTTATCTATGATTTCCTGCAGCTTCGCATTGGCCACATTGACCCATTGCGAAGCTAATCGGATGGCGTACATCGGAGTCACGATTTTAAAGTCACTAAAGTTGTTTGTTTTGTTCCCTTCTTTATAAAGCGTATCCCACTGCTCATCCAGTTCCTCCGGTGTGTAAAACGCTTTCAATGATTGAATGTAAATCCAACAATTACCCACCCTTGCTTCCGAAATTATCTTATCGATATTCGAAGGTACATTCTTAGCTCTATTATTCCATCCGCCATTCATAATGATACAATTTTACTAATATTTTTAGTAAAATAGATATAGAATTTTAAAATGTTACAATGCCCTTAGAGATAATAAATATATTATATTTCCGTTACCTAATGTATAAAGTGATTTTTTTTCATAATTATAGGTGTGGAGCCTACTCTAAATATTAGGGTAGGTTTTTTATTTACAAAATTACTCTTATAAAAAAAGCCTACCCCATGAAGAGTAGGCCTACATCTACTATATGATTCTTAATCATAATATTCAATTAACAATGTTTAATAGTAATAGTTCGAAACTATTTAATTAATTATTTAGATCTATTGAATGTATATGTTTCTCTACAATTAAACCATTTGTGATTGTAATTAAAAGTTAGAGTTTTTTATAATTGTATGAAATTAATTTGTATATAAGTTTTTAATTATACTATCTTTTGGGAATATAAAGCCTGCTCATTAAACTAGGCAGGCTTTTATTACAATTTAAATATTTCTTCAAATAAAAAATATCAACTCTAGAAAGCCCTCTACTTAATTTAAGTGGATTTTCTATTTATACCACGCCTAACGTGCGTTTATAAATTTCAAACATTTCTCTCGTTATTTCCAAATTCTGGTAATAATATTTAAGATAGTACCGGATAGGAGATTGACAATCATCAGTAAATAATACTGACTTAATAATCTTTCCATTTGAGAGTGTATAACCCTGATTTATTTGACCAATATGGCCCTCGTTTACAAATGTTGTTTTCATAATATTTGGATTTATGATTCAACAAGGTAGCGAATTGACATTATCCCTATGTCACGCTAAGAAGAATATTATGTTACCTTCGAATTGGTCTATTAATAAACGCATAATGCTAAAAATTATTGTTCTTTAGAGGATATCCACCCACTTTAGATGTGTGTGGGGAGCGCAATCAATTAATATAGATTTCCTTAAATTAGAGGTATGAAAAAGAAAAACCAATACATCATTATAGCTGCTATTGTATTATTTGTACTAGCCTGTTATTTCTTTGGATATAACATTGGAAAGTTTATAGCTCAAAGTACAAAGTAAAGCTTAATTGATAAGAGTTGACAAATCATTTTCCGTGACAATTTTTAAATTTCTTGCTACTTCCGCAAGGACACGAATCATTCCGGCCGACAACCCTTCGTGAAGTATCCGGTATAACTTTTGGAACCACAACTTCTGTGTTACCAACATTGTTTAATATAACTATTGTATTTGTTGTCTGATTATTTTGCAAATAGCCTAGAATTCCAAATACAATTGTTGTAACAAGGGAGAGCCATCCAGCCCATTCACCTGAATTTTTCGGAATAAAACTATCAAAAGTAAAAAGCTTAGGTGCAACCTTAAAAACTTTATCTTTAAGTTCATGTTGATCATTTTCAGTTTTCGCACTTTCTTTAAAGCTTATAATTGCATCTCTTAAAAATATCAACTCAGGTTGACCGAGACTTTTCAAATATTTAAATGTATCCTCAACAAAATCATACATGGAATTTTTAGTTGATTCTACTGGATACTTGCAGATTGGGCAAATTATTGTACCATAAATTTCAGGCATTGCCATAAATTTCAGGCCCCTAACATTTTTGTATTGAATGTGAACATTTGTTTTAAATAATGCTGTGCAATTTGGACATAAAGCAATAGCCCGTCTAAAATCACTTTCATTTACTTGACCTTTCCTTTCCATAATTTTGGTATATAAATTATTGAAAGTATTAATAAAATTTTAAAAAAGAAATATTCTATAGGCAAATTGTTTTCTATCTCAATTATTCCTAAGATAATGTTTACTGCAATTACCCATAATACTATCAACATTTTTACCATATTTTTTGTCTTTTCTTTTGAAATTTTCTGCGTCATTCTTGCTTACTTAATTTTAAACCTGTCTAATTCGACACCTTTACCATCGCTTTGCCCCCCTAAAAAACCACCAGAGCACCCCCAACAAAATAATCAAGAAAGCCACACCCCAACCTATCTTACTAACAAATACAGCCCACACATTAGGCTTACTTTCGCTTGCAGAACTTTCCTCACTTACTCGCCTATTGACTTCCTGCGCATTAGCTACTTGCTTATTGGTGCTGTCCTGTTTACTCTCATGGCGCTCTTTACTTAAATCGCGCTGATCAGTGATGCGTTCTTTTACATTGGTAGTAGTTGTTTCATCTTTACTCGTTACTTCGATAGTAAGCGTTTTATTAAGTGTATCGAGTACCGCTTTTACTTGCTGACCGGCTGAATCTTTAAGAAAGTTTTCGCCTGGCTTAAGGTCATCTTTTTTGATAACCACTTTGGATTTGCTGCCTTCTTTTACAGTAGTTGTGGTAGTTTCTCTTTCGGTGGTAATGACTCCTTTGTCCTTTTCAACTTCTTTGATGTCTACATTGCTACCCGACTGCTCATTGATAGTCTGCTCGACTTTGGCGCCTTCTACAACTTCAAGGCTTGCAGATTGCTTGCTTTTATTGCGGAGTGAACCACAAGAAGCAAGGACGCACACTACGCACGCCATTGCTATAATTCTAATCCCTTTCATCTAATACTTTATTTAGTTTGTCCAATGAATTATTTAAGCTGTCAAGTGACTGAATAATCGGAGCTTTAATGACTGGCTCGATGTACTTATTTTGCTTGGATGAAGTCACTATGCCCCATAGAAACAACATCATAAGAATTAATAACTTTTTCATTCTCTACCTCCAATCTTTTGAACGATAGTATCCACTTTATTAAGGGCTTTATCAACTCCCTCACGCACGCCTTCAAGTTTACGGTCAACTTCCACTGGTACGGATTCATTTACTGCTTTTGGCACTTGCCTGCGTACTTCGTCGACTATCTTAGCGTTTAGATCTTCATTCATGGTGATGATTTTATACACCAGGTAGACATTGAGCAAGATGGATAACGTCGCAACCAAAGCCACAACATCCTTGTACGCAAGTCCAAATATCTTTACTACCCCGTCGACCTTTCTATCGATCATATCTTGCTTAACCTCGCTCATTGTTACTTCATCAAACTATAATACTTCTTTACCTTACTGCGGAAATCATCCAATCCGTTGTAGCCGCCATTCACCCGTTTACGGATCAAACGTATGCTTTCCTCGCTCACGTCCGACACCAACCCCCACAGCTTATTGTCCGTGAAGTAGAACAATGCGCTATCCATCGGGTATTTGGTGGCTACGAGGTCGGGATTATTCAATAGATCCACTCCGATATGCTTGCCCAATCTGTCATATGAATACTTCCCCGTTGTCTGCATGTACCCACGGCCACGGAACTTATATCCATCTCCCGGGGAATTGTTGCCCATCCTTCCGCCGTAGGTCTTATTGAATATCGCCTCGGGTTTGTAGGCGTACTGCTTAGCCACATCCATTGTAGGGAAATACTTAGGGAATATCGCACGGAGACGTTCCGCAGAATACATACCGCTTTCCTCCACTATGGTAAAGTCTCTGCTCTCATGGGCAATCGTACCGAAGAACAATGCCACCATCGCCTTGCTCGGAATACCGTACCTGCATTGGAACTTGGTCAATGTCTCATTTCCGATCACTCCATCAGCATCCGCCCCGACCGATCGCTGTATCTCCTTTATCCTCTCTGTTCTTGTCATCTCTCACTTGTATTATGCCCCTACCGAGATAGGGGCTGTTAGTTCCTATCCAAAATATTTGATCAATCCTGCATACATGTCCGCTATCTGTGCATTACCGTCCGAATTTGGATGTACACCATTGGTCTGCATATTGATACGCCTTGTTCCGGTATATCTTGCGTTCGGCAATGATTCCGCGCTTGGGTAATTGTATTCCGCATCAAGATTTAAATGGGCAGATATAAGGTAGATTCGATTGTTGATTGATGTATCGTTATCGAATTCTGCTATCAATCTCGATTGCCAAGCGGCCAATCCGATCTTTAGGTAGGTCTCATAAGTCTGTGACAAGCCATCATTATCACCGAAGGCGTCCTGATCTGCAGGGGGGAAAGTTACCACTATACCAATCCTGATAAGCGGATTGTATGACCTTATGTTGGATATCATCTCCTTGAGCTGATAGATCATGCTATTGACCTTATTAGTCGCATCTGTGGAATTTGTTAACCCGAACACGTCATTTATCCCCAATTGGAACGTGATCCAATCATTGTCGGACAATGTCTGACCAGTAGTGGAAAGGTAGTACCCAATATCAAATCTGTTTGTTACCGGCGATCTGAAAACATTGGCGGATGTCTGTTCCATGGATGTATAATTGATCACATCATCACCCGTTCCTCCGCTCTTGGTCAATGTTCCACTTGGTGCAGGTTCAATTCCACTGACTACCCTAATGGAAAAATAACCGCTACCTGATGTAATATTTACCTCCTCGATGATGTAGAGGGACGACCCCTGTGAATATTCGGTTCCTTTGGTTGGAGTGGTAGTCAAACCGGAAACATTGATCCTATATAGAATCCTTCCATACCCATAATAGTCATCTATTGTATAACCTCCCCTTCCCTCATGTCTCCAGGTATCATCGATTATGGTACCGATGGGTACAAGGTTCATAACATCGGACTCAAAGATCGCTTTTAATGGAATGCCTATCTTGGATGATAGGATCGTACTGTCACCTATCTGAAGGATCTTCCTCGTTATTCCCGATCCTGCATTTATTGCGGCAGACAACATCCTTTGTGTCCTGGTAGCAATATCCTTCTTGCCTTTTCTCAATATCAACGATATGGACTTATCAAGGGATGCAGGTACGGGATTCAATCTATATCCACGTTTGAACTGGTTGCCGGTGCTTCCATTATAATCAAGTCGATAGTTATGGATGTTATCGCCATATTCGGGAACACAGACGTTCCTATCGAAAACGTTATATTCCAATCCGGGATAGAGCCATACCCTTGAAGTCAACAAAAGTCTTGGCGCACCTTCTGTACCTATATCGTTCTTTATCTGCTGGATTGCCCTACTGGTCAGTACACCGCTATAACTTCCATCGAGTAGCTTCATGCCCAATGATTGTTGCGTGGATGAACTCATTTCAACGACATTCGCGCCTTTTGTTGTCGTATATTTGACCGATCCGACAGGTGATCCAGAATTGGAACCAATGGACGCAAAATAGCCATCGGAATTGAACTGTACGAAAAGGTTTAGATTTGATGGATTTGTGAAGATTGACGGAAGCTCAAATACGACAGGTGTACGGATATTCACCTGCGGGGCAACATCAACCCTGACCGTGAAAAGCACCGCTCCTGAACTGCTGCCGTTCCTTATCCTCATTTCCAAGTAGGTAGGTAGGTTTTCGTTATCATATGCCACAAGATCGTATGATATTGCATTGAAATCCCTTCTGATTCCGATATCCTGACCCCAACCTGCAAACGTGGAACTGTTGTTCACTATCGAATCGCCTGAAATGACCTCCGTTCTTTCAGAAATGAATTCATCGGAAATAAGATCTTCAAAAGGTTTTACAACCAATTTTACCTCATCGCCCGAAACAGCTTTTCTGTTGCCGGTTTCAACCCTCCCCTGGGCATCCTTTGAAAGAACCTCATTCGCAAATTCGTCGGTAACCGAAGCCTTGTTCCTCAATAGGATGAACTTGACATCGGGGATCTCTGTGAAATCAACCGACGTTTGTATCGAATCCTGCGAGAAATCATCATTGTAGGACATGGACGTTGTCTGATACCTGATCTTCCTGGTAGAATATGAATTATCTGTTTTGATAAAGGCCATATTTCCGTTCCCCCAGAACTCCAACCAAATATTGGAGTTGTTGGGATTGGATACCTTGCTTGATAGGTCTATCGTAATGAATCCGATCTGACCATCCGAAAAATCAACATCTACTTCACCGTTGGCAAGTACCGCCCCGTTCCTGTCGTTCTCGCATACCCTATATCTAAGCTTTGTGACCTTGATGATGGAAGAAATATCCTTATGGTGTATCTTCAACCTGTTGAAGTTCTTAAGCACCCCGTAGTTGGTACCCCACCCACGGAAAACATCATCATCATAAAGGATATCACCTGTACCACCATCAAATACGGCATCTTCAATAATTTCCGTTTCTGCTATTGCGGAAACCTTGTCATCAACCGATTTAACGGTTCTGAATACCGCTTTCTCTATCGGAATCCCAGTACCAGTTTCCGTCACATGATCTACCCCTTCAGGCATCGGCATCTTAGCCTCTTCCACTTTGCTCCACGAAGTGCCATCCCACCAAAATGTAGTTTGATAGCCTTCTGCGTTGCTACCAATTTCTACACCTCCATAAGTCCATGTACCTACTGCTGTTACTTCCATGTAACGAGTTTGGCCAGTAGGACCTGCAGGTAATGCGCCTGGGGCCACAGATTGCATCCGGCCATTTTCTATTGTCAACCCAATTTTAAGCGCATTCTTGGAAATCCTTTTAAATTTTCCGTCCGGACCTGCCGCCATCACATAGTTTACATCCTCAAATGGAACATCTTGCGTTCCTTCGGGAAATCTTACTATTTTGTCTTCTTCTATTGCCATCTTATTAATTTTATACAGGTAATGTAAAATCTATTTCAATTGGGTTTCCTAACACTTTTCCTTGCCAAATTCTATATACATGAGCAGTAAATTCATGTGTGTCGGGATTCTCTAATATCAGATCGTAATTAGGAGAGATTCCTGTGAAAACATACATACCATTAGGTATGAATGAGGATGTCTTATCGGCTGAGATATGATATCCTTCGTAAATTGCATTAGCTGTGGTGTTGTCGTTAGCTCCAGCAAGATATTCGAAGTATATAGTTTCGTTCCCAATATGAGCTGAATTAGGGCTGTCACGAATTGCATTAAGAATTATTTGATCATGCAATATTGCTGTATCAATCTCCTCATCTTGCGTACCTATGGAAGTCAGCATTCTCATCCCAACTTGAGTAATGGTTTCAGGGGTGGCCGTAACATAAACTATACCTTGCTTGGATGCATTCCATATCTCTACTCCCGATTCATCGTACCATACTAACTGAGGTTTTCCGTTTACCACACCGAATGCTACTGCTGTCTTTGTTTGCGCTAGGTCGTAGTAAAACCTTTGAACATTCTCTCCTTGGTGACCAATAGTCATGTACGGAAGTCTTAGATATTGCGTTATCAATCTTTCAGTCAATATTTGACCACCAGTAATTAGCGTGTAGCCTTTAGTAATTGAAGCGAACCTTTCACCGTTTATCTCGCTGGAAATAACTCCTAAATTGAAATGATAAAATCCTGCTTCATCGTTTGTACCTATTGGAGTTTCACTTAACACCCACTCTCCAGTCAATGACGTAGTGCTACATTTAGCAGAGAGATAATAACTTTTAAGCGGATCTAGGGCAACAGATTCAAAGGCAGGAATAGCCCAAGTATTGCCTAAAGAAATGCTGTATGCGTGGTGAACTAATTGGCCTGCAGTAGCTGAAACCTTGCCGCCTTCAACATTAAAGTTGAATACAACACCTTGCAAATCGAAGTTTTGCGAATCTGCCCCGAATATTGCACCTAGGGCATCAATTAGCACTTGAGAAGCATTACCATCTGGATCAAATACCATGTTCTTAAATTGGCTCAATGCTACTGATTGTACACGGTTAAATTCAGTCAATGCTGTAGATGTGCTTACAGATATATTCTTTACTGCTTTTATCTCCTTCTCTATACGCTGCACTCGGTAGTAGTGAATATCATTTGAAAGCTCACATTTGAATTTGATGTCATTGGTAAGCAAATTATCCGTTTGTGTGGGATCGTATTGTCCGGGATAGCTGATGGATGTAATTCGTACTTCAACATCAATATTAAATCTATCATCTATCAGTCGTATTAAATCGCCTTCTTGTGGCTCCACACCTAAACGTTTCAAATGAAGGATATCTACGTCCAATTCGTAACGCACTTTAGGGTGCTTGTTTTCATTAAGATATTCCGCTCGCTTAATCCCTAACGAAGCATATGCTGCATCTACATAAGTAGATGGCATTCTTATACCAATCAATGTGTACGAGTCGCCAACCTCCGCTACTGTTGCGCTGTAAGGAATTAAATTCCCATTGGAATCTTCATTAGCTTCATAGCGTATCGTCTTTGTCGCGTTGTTATACTGAGTAATTTTAAACTGCTGGCCATTAAGCATTCCAGATTTGAAAACTATGTAAGCTTCTTGTCCATCGATACGCTGACCATTTAAATCAAAATCAATCGTCGAATCAGTTAGCGTATAAGTTTTATCGTTGATTTTACTTACAGCAGTTGCTGTGGAAGTACGATTAGGAAAGATATTCTCATCTTCAAATACTCCTTCACGAATACCATATAATTCAACGGCCGTAGCGTCTTCAATGAATCCATCAAGGGTTAATTGCTTGCGAGCATACCCAGCAGGCAAGTTATTAACTCCACCAACTGCATAAGCACGTGTTACTATTTTGGATTGATCGTTACGCAATTGGGATAGACTGTATAAGCCATTGCCTTTACCATAAGAAAATTCTAGAGTAGTAGCATTGCCGACAGATTTAACAACGCTTATTTCTTTACCTATAATTTGCCATTCGCATCCGAAAGCTTGTGCAATATCACTAAGAGCAGATAGGCTGTCAGATTTATTAAAGGATATTGTAGTAAGCTCCGTTTCAGGTTCAATTTCCCAAAGCGCCCATCCACTATCAACCGAATTAACCGACTCCAAGAACATAAACATGAAATCATCTAATTGCCCTGTATAATCAAATACTAAAGAGCCTTCATCTTTTAGAATAAAACGTTCTAAAGTGTGTCTGTGACCTTGGAAAGAAACCGAATAACCAAACAGATGATTAATCGTAATATCAGGCTCTTTATTGATGGTCATCAATTCACCCTTATATTCTATCGTATCGCCAACTCTCAAGTCCAATTTAACAGGAGAAGTGAAATTGAAAGCAAGCTCATGCCTGCCCATCAAGTATTTATCAAATACTGATGAATTAAGCGGCAATTCTGCTATTTCAATTAAACCTCTATGTACTTTTGTTCTATTCATTTATCAGTTGCTCAATTGCCAATTAAAATAACTGTCTTGTATCAGTTACCAATATTAGTTCGTCATCGGATGTTGCAGCTAATAATCCATTCATATCTGCTAGATAAAGCATTGTTCTAACCTCATCGAAGTTGTTTTCAAGCTTTAATCCTATTTCGCACCACTGCTGACCGTTGGAGTATATGGGGCTAATTAATCGCGTACCGCTTGATCCTTTATAGCGTAATTTGTACTCTCTTTCAAGTGGCAATACATTCAACGAAAAACCAGCTGGATCACTAAGGATATTTAGCAATGCTGTGCGCACGTCCATTAAAGCAGAAGGAGAGTTTGCCGTGATATATACAGTCACATCATACTGTAGTGGAGCGAAAACCATCGGTGCGCTATCATCGTATTCAATACCATGCTCATCACCCCAGTCATAAGAATAGCTAGGCTTTGGATCAGGCAATTTCATAAGCTCGCTAAGCAATGCCCCACGTTTGAAGTAAATTCCGATTCCGGATGTTTGTATATCGTTTATTTCGAACATTATCCCCACCTCTTTTTTATTTCCTTCAATTCAACTACAACAGAATCCAACCTCTGCACCGTTTGAGCCGTATTTGTATTAATTGCATTCAATTGTGTTAACTGATTATTAGCAATAGCCAAATAATTAACCCCGTTAGTTTGTAATGATTGGAGAGCTGTTAATTGACGTTTGTGAATATCTAATTGAGCGCGGCTTAATCCAATAAATTCATTCGCAGATTGCTCGGAAATACGTTCAATTCCTTCGGATTTTAGAGATCCACCGGAAGTAGTATCCCCTCCATCCAATCCAAGTATATCCTTCATCTGGTTCAATCTATCCTCACCTGCTTTTTGAATTGCATCCCACTCTTTTTTAAGTGTATCGCGTTCACTTGCATCAATTCCATCACCGGCAAATTCATTCATCATATTGTACCAGCCCTGCATTCTCTCTTGTAAAAATTCACGAGAAAACTTTTGCATTAGGTAGTTTTCAAGAATCTTATCAAAGCCTTGGGACCATGCCTCTGCGGAGTTCTCACCCTCATTAAAAAATAGATTAGTAACATCGCTCAGTAAAGAAGAAAAAGCATTACCCGTTTTTTCTTCAGCTAGTTTGTTGAGAGTTTTTTCATAAAGATCAATTTGCTCACGTAACTGATTGATGATATTTTGTGTATTTTCATCTGCTTTGCCATAAGACTGCCTTTCAAGTTGGATAAGTTGCTCCTTAGCTTTTGCAAGATCACCAGAAAGCGGTTTGAAAATTCCGTAAGTGCCCTTCTCTATTTTGGCAAACGTTTCATAGATGAAAGTCATTTCCTTTGACATCGGAGAAACGCCTTTTGCTATTTCACTACGAGACATTCCATTATTCATTTTGGCAATGATTTCATCGGTCTTAGCATCACCCGAAAGCATGTATTTGCCGCTCAACTGGCTATTTACCTGCTTCCAAGTACCTTCGATTTCTTTAAGAGTAGAATTGTACTTGTCAAGTCTTTCGGCACCATAAATCTCATTCATCAGCTCAACCTGCTTCTCAAGCGCACGCGTTATTGCCTCGGTGGCTCTTAGTTGAGTTTTGGTAGCATTATCAGCAGCTGCAGTCCTTTCTTGATCTTCTTGAGCTCGTTTTTGAGCAAAGAAAGTTGTTACGGAACTTAGAATTCCGCCGAACGCACCTACGATTCCTAAAGAACCTGCTATTTTACCAGCTAGCTTACTAAAAGATTCGTTTTTGCTTAAGGAGCCAAGTACATTAACTAATTGGCCTGATATACTTAGCATATCACGGATGGCATCTACGCCATTGTCGATGTTTCCCGCAAATTGCAAAGAGGTAGAGACTAACTGATCAAAATTACTAACGAGGCTACCTATGTTCTCCAAGTTTCCTAATTCCGCATCTTTAATACCGTCGTCAAAAAACTTGCTGAATAATTTGCGCAATGAGTCCTTTTCACTTGATGATGCACTTTCAAGACCATCAATCAAACTCAGCATGGTAGCTTTACCAGTTTTGAAGGCATCAGCTAACATTCCTTGGCTAGCAGTATTGATATTCTCAATTGCTTTTTTAAATTCCGGCTCAGATTCAACGAGAGTAGCCAAATCTTCTAATAATGCCTGTTCTAATCTTTTCCTTTGATCATCAGTAGCTTCTTTACCCAGAGCTGAAAGAGCCTCGTTATGACGTTTACGAATTTCGAATTCTTTCTGTGTAAAAGTTTTTGCTAATTGTAATGCTTCAGCATATCTTGCACGAGCTTTGGCGGCGTCCTCTTTTTCCAATGCATCAAGCATTTGTTTTAGTTCTTTTGCTCTTTCTTCTTGGGCTTGAGTTAACTTAATATTTACCCCAGTAAAAGGCGCAAGGGCAGCCGATTTTTGTAATGAAGCTATGGCTAAATATTCTCTTTGAAGCTTATCTCTATAATCCTTCGCTAAATCAGCTTGTTCTCCAAACATCCTTTCAGCAGCATCAATACCATTTTGCTCTACATAAGCATTATATTGATCGTAGATGGCTTTTTGCTCATTAAGCTGCTTCATCAATGCGGTTGTACCTTGACGTGTTTTGGCCTCACTAATTTCAAATGATTCAGCTTGCTTTAACTTTCCTTCATCGACTTTCAAGCCTTTATTCTTGGGATCAGCATAAAACTTACGGACCTCTTCACGCATCTTAGCGTATTTGTCTTTTATAGACTCGATTTCTTCTTCATCACGGCTTAATTGATTTCGTGTAGATTGATTTGCTAAGGCGTCAATTTTTCCTTGCAGGGAGCGTTGACTTTCTACAGCCCGGCGTGCCTGTTCGGCTTTGCGTTCAGCTGCTTTCTGATCAGATTCTCTCTTGCGTTTTTCCGATTCCGTTTCCTCAAATGTTTTTACTGGCGATTTATTTGCTTCTTTTCCTGCTCCTAATAATTTAAGCTGATATTGTTTAGAGGCAAGATTATTTAATAAGTTTTCATAATCCTTTAGACTTGCCTTTCCGCTTTCAGTTAATAACCCCTTATTAACATCATCTTTATATTTATTATAAGCTTCAGAAATAGTTTTTATGGATGACTCTGTTTCCTTAAGAAGATTATTAATATTAGAAGAATTCGGAGTTGTATTAGTTAAACTATTAAGTGATTTACTACCTGTATCGAATGCAATATTCAATTCCCTGATTTTATCAGCCTTTTCAAAACTTGTAAGCCTGGCTAAAAACTCATCTATTGATGTCGGATTGAACGTCTTATTTATTTGATCCAGGAGGCTAGCGAAAAATCCTGTAATAGCAACAACAGATCTACCGATAGCACCCTCACCATTTTCGATGCTAAGCACGAAGTTGTCCCAGGCGATGCCCATGCGTTTTGATTGTTGTTCGAGTTTTCCTGCTCCATTCTCAAACTCTGCTTGCATAGCCCCTTGAGCGGTAGTTACTTTTTCTAAAGCATCGGTAAGTACATCATATCCATTGGTTGCAAGAGAAGCGATGACACGCTGGTCACGCACAGCAATTATTCCTGTACGTTCTAAAGCTTCATTAACCGATCCACCTGATTTATTAATTTCATTTAGGCCGCGTACATAATCAACAAATACACCTGCAGCATCGTCTTTAAAGCGCTTAGATAGCTCAGCAGATGTTCCTCCTATTACTTTAAGCAAGTCAGCTACACCTTTACCAGAACGTATAGTTTTCTCAAATTCACCTAAAGTACGAGAGAAGGTAGACCCGACTAATTCTGCTTCTAAACCGACTGCTTTTGTCGCTGTAGCAAATGCTAATACATCCTGACGTCCTATTTTATAGATACCTACGTTTTGAGCGATCTGCTCAGCGTTAGAAAGAATTTCCTTTTCAGTCGCAGCGAAATTATTACCAAGATTAACAATCTCGTCTCCAAATTGCTTTACATTTTGAACGCCACCATCTACCAGGGTAAGCATTCTCGCAATTTCTCTGCCTCCCTCTTCACCGGAAATATCTGACGCTGTCTCAAGCATAGCTAATGCTTCAGTAAAAGCAAGTATATCAGCTCGACCTTTAATACCTAACTGACCGGCAATAGTTGCATATTCTAGTAATTTAGAAGCATCAATTACTTTTAGTTTCATTGACAAATCAATGATTGCATCACCGAAATCATTTAAATCGTCACCAGCTATTCCAGTAGTTTTAGAAACGTCACGAAGGCCTGCATTAAAATCTATTACTGTTTGTTTGTTGGACTGGTATAACGCGAAAATGGCTCCCAATGCAGCTACAAAAGCTCCAACTGGGGTCATGACTAAAGCCCATAGCTGTTTGCCTAATCCTGCAACTGCAGTTCCTAGTTCTTTAAATGAATTTGGCTTACTAGCTAAATCATCAATAGAAGTTCCAAACAAAGAAAGTTTTTGATTAATAGACTCAAATTGAGGTCCTAGCAATTCAATTGCGCTCCCATAATTACCAACATTACGTTGATGTAAACCAAGGCTAGCATCAATTTTTTTAATTCCCTGATCTAAGAGTTGTGTTTGTCTGGTAATTCCTTCAGATTTCTTACGTAAAGCTTCATAACCAAGCGTATTTGCATGACCTTGACGCTCCATACGGAACATTTCTGCTAACACGTCTTTTGCTTCTTTTCGTACAGCACCAAGGGCTTTGTTTAATTTGTAATACTCGCTACTCTCCTGCTCTAATTGTTTTTTCCGCTTCTCTGTTTCTTTTGCTTGTTTTGCAGCTTCGCGCTCGGCGTCTTTTCTTGCCTTTTCTGAAGCTTTTAGAGCTTTTTCAGCTTCCTTCTCTGCTTGATTGGCTTTTCGTCTTTCTTCAGCTTGTTCTTTAAGGATTCTATTATATTCTTGAGAAGCAATTTGACCTTTTTTGTATTGAAGGTTTAGCTCCTTTTCCTGCTGAATTAAGGACTGTACCTCATTTTTTTGTAATGCAAGATTAGCTTTATGCTCTTGCTCTACTTTTTTCAGGTTATTTAATTCTGAAATTTCTTTTGATCGTTCCTCGCGCAATCGACGAATAGATTCAATCTGTTCAAGCTTGGCATTAACAATAGCTTTATTCGCAGCAATTTTATTTAGGCGTTCCGTTTGTATTGCAGCATTCGCAGCCTCTTTAGTAATATCTTTAAAGACCTGAGATTTTGAATTTGAAAGAGCTTCATTCAAATCTTTACTAAACTTATCAGTCATTTCTGATTGAATTTTAGAAAGATTAGCAAGCTTTTTTCTTAGCTCCGAATCATCACCAACAAACTTAAATTTTACCTCCGCCATACTCTTTCAAAGGTACTTTAAGCCATATTTGAACTAAACTATTCTATTCTGTAAATAAACTAATTACAAAATATTAAATAATCTATTTGGATTACTTAATATTTATTTATAATATTGCTTATCGAATTTGATTCTGGAATAAAACATACCCAATTTTCGAGAAGATTAACGACACGTAGTCGGTTGGGTGTAAGAAATAAGACACTAGCGAATAAAACGCTATGCTGGTGTTAAGCCAAAATTCAAGATTATTCGTTCTTATATATTTTGGCTTGTTTTAATGGGATGCTACTGCATATGGGCAGGTGGTGTCGGTTCGAAACCGTTGCGCTCCACTTCATAATTTAGGTTAATTGGTTAGATGCTGGTGGTCATGAGATAGCCAGCATAATTTGGGGAAGTAGCTCAGTCAGGCTAGAGCAGAGGGCACTCAGGTCAGTGGTTCGAATCCACTCTTCTCCACAACGCTTATTGAGAGAAAGGCTCTTGGTTCTTTAAAGTATTGATTTGAAAGATGGCGATTAATAGTATTGCTGATGCTCTTGAAAAAAGTTTGTTGGTCTCGGTTAGTGGAGGGTGATCGTAAAATTATAGCACTAATGGTTTTCAAATCAAGAAATATAGAATTAGTAGCAAAGAGCCTTAAAGAATTTTTAATTACAACTAAAGCAGGTTATTCCAAAATCGTTCTTTTATCTGCTTGAAAATGGAGAGATGGCGGAATTGGTAGACGCTAAGGGAAAGATTAACGAGTTGGTTGTAGAGATGAGGTGTTAATCGTATAGGTTCGAATCCTGTCACCTCAACGGAAATGCAACCCCTGAGAAGACGTTCACAAGGGATAGGCTACCACCCTGTTAGTTTACTATGTTGGGTGGTTTAAATAGACGATTAGCTCAGTTGGTTAGAGCATCTGGATTTATCCGATAGGTCATGAGTTCGAGTCTCATATCGTCTGCGAAAAGTACATTGACATAATATTTAAAGCGTAAATGGACGAGGGTTCGACTCCCTCCATCTCCACAAAAAGCTAAACGTAGCTTTCAGTAGGTAGCGTAAAGTGTAATAGTAGCCGAATGCTACAGCCTACATTCGCCATTGGGGATGCTTGGAATTGACATGACGTAACTAGGTATTATTGAGTATTTTTTAAACAACAAACGGCAACGTTAAAAACATGTTTGGTTCTCAGCTTAGAGCTGTAGCCTAACAAGCTTCAAGGGTGTGCTATATCACCCTTACTTTAAAGTCTTTTCATAATTTAGGTTTATAATTGGTTAGTAGCCGCTCAACATCGCCAGGTGATATGAGCGGTTTTTTAAAAATGCATTCCATTTATTTATTTTTTTGTAATATTGAATAACCAACTATGTTATGCTAATTATATGGAAAGAACATTTTTTGCATTTCGTTATTTAATAACGAAAAATAGTTCTCAATACGATTTATTCGGTGAAGAAATCAATAAAGAGCAGCTAGTTAAGGAAGTTTTAAATAATTTAAAAGAAGCAAAAAAAATTACATGGGATAATTCTGATTCCAAATATATCTTCACCGGAATAGATACTTATGAGAATTTATATTTTTTAAAATTTGCAAGAGAAAGTAATAATTTTATAAATGAAGAGGTTGAAAATGATATTGTTCGAAGAGGTATAACTGAACCTAAATTTGTTTATTTAATAATTGATCAAATTCATCAAATAGTTTTGATTGAATCAAATAAAAGTGTGTTTGCAAATACTCTGACAGTAAGCAAGTTGCTTAAATACTATTTAAATGAGAAAATAAATAGTAAAAGTTATATTATTAATATTTTCCCTTTAGCAACACCAGACAAATTCTGGAATGTGGTTAATAATGCGGAACTAATATATGATATAAAGCTTGAATTAAATGCGCCAAACATGGCTTTTTTTGGTAAAAAAAAGGCACAACAAATTCTTAAAATTATTCATAATGAAACAAACAATGACGAATTGGATATATCATTTAAGAACTCTAAGGGGGAATTAAATGTTGATGAAAATGGGCTGGGTAAATTTATTGATTACATAAGAGAAGTTGGTGGGCAATATATGATGAAATTTAAAATAATTGCTAATGAAAAGTTTAGGTATTTTAAAAGTTCGGATGATAAATTTTCAACAAATTTGGATATCAGTGATAATTTTTCAAGCACTGAATCTAAAGAATATGTAAAAGATAAAATTGAGAAAATAAGTACGTTGAAGACTAGGGAATGAAAAAAACAATAATCTTTTTATTTTTAGGAATGTTATTATCAATTATTCTAGTTAATTACACTGGGATAAGGGATGTTAAGTTTTTCGAAACCACTGAGTTAATAACTTTTATTGGAGTATTATTAGGGTTTTCTTTAACATTGTATACCTTTGGTTTAACAATAATAAAAGATGTTTACAAAAGTATAAATTTACTGAAATTTAGAGATAAGAAGAAAAAGGTAGTTATAAAAAATTACTTAAAAGACATGTTTTCTGAAATAGAAGATAATATAAAAGTAATGTTTTTTTCAATTGTATTCGTATTTGTATCTGCTCTTTTAGGCACAACTCAAAATCCCTTTGGCATGGATGTAGAATATTTAGAAATACCAAAAACACTAAACGTATTTCTTTTTATAATTTCTTCTTACGCTATGTATGATATAATATACTCCCTGTTTTTGATATCGAAATTAATATTTGGAAACAGTAAAAATAAATTATAAATTAACTAAGTGGATCTCACAATATAATTTAGAAAGCCCCTACCAATTAAGGAAGGGGCTTGAATATATTTTAATTATTATTCAATTGGAATAATATATATAATTTTATTCCATACCAATTAAGTATTGCGCTCCAGAAAATGTATTTCCCGAAAGGGTATTCCCAGCAATTTTTAATTTTTGTGAATCCCCAACTATGTCAAGTCCTATTGGTCTTAAATCTATTTTGGAAATTATACAAGAATTTTCTTCACGCATTTTTGCGTGTATAATTATGCTGTTATTAACTTTTATTATAGTCGTTCTGTTTGTAATGCTTTTTTCAACATTAAGATTAGAATTAAAGCTTTTATTTTCTTTTATTAATTCTATTATTTTATTGTTATTTTTTACATTTAACCAAATTAGAGGGATTTCTCCACGACCCACAACTAAAGGTGAATAGTCTTGAATTTTAATTAATTGCCCTCCTCCTATAATTTTATTTGAACAGATAATCAACTCTTCTAATGGAGAATAATTTTGAATATAATTTGACAGAGCGGTTTCCATTGCTATTTAATGTTGAAATGTGATTTAATATCATTAATAATTCTTTTTCTTTCCGTGGGTATAAACCTTTCTATTATCAAGCAGATAAAATAGCAAAACAATGAAATTAAAACTGCATAAACTTCCCACTTATCGAAAGAAATATTTTTATCAACTAAATTACCTATAAATTTTGCAACGGTGTTTATTGTAAGTCCAATCCATATTCCTTTTAGTACTGTACTAAGATCACTAAAGAAATGCTTTCCGTTTATAACTTTATCAAAATCATACTTCTCGAGCAAGTACGGGGTATGTAAAATTGTAATAGATGGATTAATATTAATTTTTCCATTAATGTATACAGTTTGATGAATTTCTTTATTATTAAAGGTGGTCACTGGTTAATTTTTTATTGGTTAATCCTTAATAATTGATAAGCCCTATATCATCAATATTTTATAAATCTGACTTCGACAAGATATAAATTATATATAGCAAAAACAATATCTATAATCAAACTTAAGTTTTGCATTAACCTTTCATTCACCATAAAAACCAATCCTAAGCCACGTGCACCTAAAAATCCCCCTCCCAATATTACCATCAACCCACCACTAATTAAAAAAGCCCACATCCTAATCGATATGGGCTCAATACTATTAACACAATTGTAGAATATTTAAATCTTAATCAAAATCAAAAAAATCAGATAGGAAAGATTTCTTTTTCTTTCTATGCTGTGGGTGGGAATATCTATCGTCTCTATCGTACTCTTGTGGATGAGTCCTTCGATCGTCATCAAAAGACTGATTTCTACTATAATTCACCTCTGTACTTTGACTATCAGAATATTCCAATAATTTATCCAGTTCTCCTTTATCTAACCAAATACCTCTGCATTTAGGACAATAATCAATTTCAACATTTTGACGTACCGTCATTAATAGCGTTTCATCACAGTTAGGACATTTCATAGTTCTTCAATTTATTTATTTCTCAATTTACCCATAAATTGCCAGAAGTGGTATTACATTAGCATTTTTTAACATTCTGGGAATATGTATTCTTACAGTCTCGTCCTTATATCTTCTCTTAAGATATTAAATTGCAATTAATATATAACCAAAAAAAATGAACACCATGGAACTTACAATGCAATTAAATTTACTAGAGAAAATAATTATCGACGAAGTGGTTAGTATTTCATAAATATTGCATCATGGAAATTAATAAAGACAACAACGATTTCGAAAATATCACTTTCGATACTCTGCCTGCAGCTGTAGAAGTGATTCTAAAAACAGTAAAGAGATTAGAGGCTGAAATTATTTCTATTAAGGAGCGTTTAAGTGTAGTTAGCAATGAAAATAACAATGAAAATCATGACGAGCTTTTAACTTTTGATGAAGCTGTAAAGTTTCTTAAGATTACAAGTAGCACATTGCATAGATGGAAGCGTGAAGGAATAATCCCGTACCGTAAAATTGGCACTAAAAAATATTATAAAAAATCTGATCTCGAAGAGTATAATAAGGTTGAAATTATTAAACCCAGGGGATTGAGAAGGTTTTGAGGAGGACGCACATTAAATGTGCTTAATTTAATACTACCCCTGGATGATTCCCCATTCTATTTCAAAGCTTATTACTATATTTACTCTATAAATTAGATGTATGAAACACCTCTTTACTATTATACTCATTTTAACTTCACTTACTGCATTTGCTCAAGAGGTTAACGAAAACGGGCGCCAACTGATGCGTACATTTCGTGTATCTATAGAAGGTCAAGATCCTAAGGGATATGAAATCGAAAATAAAAACGTATTATTTAAAATAAAACATCTTACAGATACCTATATAACGCTGGAAATTCATAACAATTCTGATGTGATGACTACAGTTAATTATTCCGATTCATATTTCGCCGTAGATGGCACTACCTCTAGGGTTATTCCAGAAGTAACTTACATGAAAGAAATCAATGCTGAAATCCCAAACGATATAATAGCTCCCGGCACAAAAATTACTAAATCACTACATTCAAGAGATTTTAATTTTATAAGACCAATGCTCAGCAACAAGCGAGCAAACAAAGCCTTCAAAGCTGGGGAGGCTAGACCAATAGAAAAATTAATTATGGTAGTTAATGTTGGTGATCAAAAGGTTACTCAAACTTTCAATTTTCAAGTAATTGGTACAGCAGAATTAAAAACTTTAGATAAGAAAAGGAAATAAATCATAAGTCTATCAAGGGCCTAATAAGCTCAATTGTATCCAAAGTCAGCATCTCATTTGGCTGCCTTCTTATAAGCTTCCATCCTTTAGAAACTAGAAGGTTATTCTTTTCCATATCGCGTGCTATTCCGGTACCAGAGGAATGGCCACTATTGCCTTTCATATAAATACCTCCCTCCTGTTCAATGGCAATTTTGTATTGCGGAATAGCGTAATCTATTCGAAATTGTCGCTCGGTGCAAAAATAGAATTCCGGCCATAATTCAATACCTAGTTCCTGCTTTATAAATTGAATAAATGAATCGCAATATTTTAATTTGTTTTTGATATTACGAGTATCGTCGGTGTCACCTGTTTTAAGCGTTTTGGTACGCTTCTTTGGTTTAGATATAATAGATTTAGCTTCTTTAGATGAAGGTGGAAAGAGCACGCCATTAATATCTACGTAACCGCGAGATTTCAAATCTTTGAGTAATGCCGTGCCCCAGCCTTTCATAATATTTTAAACTCCCTTTCCTGCTGCTAATCTTTCGCCGATGTCAAACAAGGAAATTGAGCCGTTTACTTTTTTAGAATTTGAACTTCCGTCATTTCCAGCATCATCTGAAGAATCGATATCAGGAATGACAGAATTATACATTATTAAATTTCTCCAAGATATTTTCCATTTTACAGCCTGTTCATCCCAACCGTAATATTTACATGCATTACCTATGAATGCGTATGGACTTCTGGATCCAGGGTAGCTCCTATTTCCTGTACTTTTCGAAGTGATGCCAAGATGCCGAAAAAAGTTTCTACATCTAACCTCCGGTAGATGTCATTTACAAGGTATTCTAAATCTTTTGGTGATAGTTGGTAATTAATAGCTTGATATAGCCATTTTGGTGGCTCTTCTACCCTATTATTTAATGCAATGGCGATGTAATCAGTTAATAACGGAAGATTGCTCTGGATGATTTTATAGAAAGATAATTCCTCCGTATCCCCTTCATCACCTTTCACCCTCAAATCAATTAGAACCGAAAGCAACCGATAAACTGTTGCTGGATGTAACTCAGAAAGAATAATGCTTTTGGTTCTAGGAAGAATACAAAGAAAAGCAAAGACTCTTTGCCACCAATAAGGATAGTTAACTTTTACCTTTTTAAAGAATGTGGTTTTATCCGAAATAGCATCAGCCATTTCCTTTCCAATAGGGTTATTGGATATCGTGTTTGTATTCATTTGGGCTAGGATTAAAAAGCCCTACTCACCGCCTAACCTCGGCTTTCAGGCTTAGTATTTATAAATCTAATCTCAATCTCACTATCCTTCTGGGAGAACAGCATCAATGAATTTATAGCCCCAAGGTGAAACTTGAGCTCCAGCTGCATTTACTGGAGTTGTAGTTTTGCCACTAAAGCTTAATGCTAAAAAACCTGCACGACCAAGGTTATTTTTAAAACCAGCCGACATAGCTAATGCAGGTGCAACAAATTGAAACTGTTTCCCTTGAAAAGGCTTAGATGTCAATCTGACCGCCAAATAATGAATTTTGCGACCTAAAGCACTGAATTCAGTTGCATCTGTAGTTACTTGCCCATTGAATAATAAATTCGCATTATCAACGGATAAATCTAATGATGCTCCTGAAATTGTTGCTGGCTCTTCATCCCCTGGAAGGACAAAACGAATACCGGTAACATCTTCAACGCGAACATCAATAGTAGTAAGCTCTGGGATGTTCATGGTAATACCACCATCCTCGATGTCTTTTATTTTTACCCAACCAGTAGTTGGGATCGCTCCGTTCGCACCCATCGGAGCAAACTCTAAACTTTCTACGCCTGTAACTGCTGACATAATATTTTTATTGTGGTCCTTGGACCGTTAATTATTCTGTTAATTTTGATCTCTACGTAAATAGTAATAGCGTAGTACAACATTGTAATACCACTTACTTCCATTAGGAATAACTTCACCTGAATTCTCAAGCTTTATAAAGAAATCGTATCCTCGATAGTCATCAACAACATTCATAATAGCCTTTCCGATCTCCTCCATACGAGCAACATTAGGCTGCGTGTTATCGGCACTATTTGGTACTCCAGATGGCTGATTTTTTAAATTAGGAACGTGAATATTTATATGAATAATATTCTCGGTGATTTGACTTGAACCTGACCCGTTGCAGAAAACAACAACATCTTCCAATGTTGAATTAAGCTTTAGATTGATTAATCTAATCTCACCAGTAAGCCCAACATTCGAAGAAACATCCGCTTGATCTAGCAATGACTTTACATCATTTACTGACTCAATTGCCGTTTTTAAAATCTTACTCATTATTCAATAATTCCAAATTTTCTAAATGATTCAGTAATGAAGTCGTCTATGTCGGTTGTAGCATCAAGAATCACTGTATAGCTCTTGCCTTCCACCCAACTCGCATAATCCATTCCAGCAACCATAACAACACCCCATCCGGTGGATTCTCTTAACTCCGACAATGCAGCTTTCAACCCTTCCTCTAAACCTGTTGCTTTATCTGTTCCAATAGGACTCTCTTTAAAATTCTTATGCACTACTTTTCCATCTTTATAAATGATAAATCCAGTAGAGCTTAGAAGATTGCCTGTATGATCTTGATATGGTTGATTTAACTGCTTTTTTCTTACACGCTCAACAGATGTTTCAATAGCATCTATTAATAGCGTTAAAGCTTCTTTTTCAATTTCCTTTTCAATCTCTCTACTCAGAGCTTTCATGTCAGTTGTAATCTCGAATCCGAATTTCATATTAGCAACTACCTAAACAGTGAAATTTGCCTACATGAAATGACAGCAATTCCTGCTCGTAAATAAATATTTCACCTCGCTCATTTATGGCATTAAACACAGTTCCTAAAAGTATAGAAGGAGTACCTACGGGAAAAGCGATGTCATGAGAAACTTGAACATCAGTACCATCTTGCTTTTTACGGAATGTGTTATTCTTTACAGGCCTAAACCTGCATTGAACTTCTACATTACCTTCTGGTCCTTCATAGACAAGTGTATCCGGATATATTAAATCATTTACCATAAATCAGAGATATCAGTAATTGTTGCTGACTCTTCCATCTCATCATCGACATTCCATTTTCTTAAAATACCATTACGAAGAATAAGGAGCTGATCAATATCATGCTGAGTAATTTGGAAGTCTAATTCCTTAATGGATTTATTAGAAAGTGATATAACTAAGATCAGCGCTGCTAATGCCAAATCTACACCTCTCCTATTATCGATATCCTTCGGTTGATACTCACCATCAGGATTTAAATCCTGATCCAACAACACCTTCGTAACCGAAATATCTTTTACAGGGATATCATTTATCCCACTTAGCAGCGCTTCTCTATTAGTCATGTTATACTTTCTTTACTAATCCACGTTCAATAAGGCTATCCAAACGGTCAGAATCTAAATGAGAAACATCTGATTCTAATTCAAAGATTCCTTCACCATCTTTTGTACCTCTAAATGCATTGATTACAATGTATTTTGGATCACCTTTTTTCGCTTTCGATTTAGCTGTAGCCTTATCCAAAGCCGCTTTAAGCTTAGTATTCTCAGCTTTCAAGGCTTTATTTTCTTCTGTAATCTTTTCGATTTCAGGCTTGAGTTTATCCTTGAATTCTTGATGCTCAGCTTTCAATTTTTCAATCTCAGCATCTTTTGCAGCTAAAGAAGTATTAACTTCTTCTTGATTCACTGAATCAGCCTTTTTGGTTTCTTGAGTTCCTTCTACTTTAGAAGGAGTAGCTGGAGTTGTTTCTCCAGCTTTCCCGTCTTTATTTTCGTTAGCCACCTGGTAAGATAGTTTTTAGTAAATAAATAGATTTTGCATTATTCAATACCGGAGTAGTGTATGCAGTTCCTTTAGTCACTACAGTGATAGGATCTTCAATACCCCAAGTTTTGATAAGTACAATCCCTGATTTAGTTTTTTGAGCTACACCTGCTGTAACATACTCATCTGCTGAAGTAGTATGTTGTGTATTACCCAACTGCTCAGTTACTGAGAAAGTAACTACACCTGGTTCCCAACCTGAAACGACAGTTTGATCCCCGCTTTTAGATTCTTGAATCATTACTGATTCCCAAACCTTGAAAATTGGCAAACCTTTAGAACTTAAAGCTCTATTGATTTCAACTAAACCTGGTTCTTGCTGTAATCCCAAAGCATTTGCAACATAAGTAGCAGCGAATTTTTGAACGCCTGCATTTTGAGCTACTTGCTGAATAGTTTCCTCTTCACACCACATGAATTTTGGCATAGGTAGATTAGCAAGCTTGGCCATGCGTTTGATTTTCTTGATATCACCGATGATATCAGCAGAAGGATCGCTCCAATCCTTATCAGCATTTACTTTATTAGAAGTTGGAATAGCAAAATCAATATCAACAGTAGATTGAATACCTTGCTCGTTATTTATCTGAGTTAATTTGTAACCACCAGTTGATGCAATTCTTTTCGACAACCATTCCAGACGAGCTTCAACACCATTACGAGCGAAAACTTGATCTTCATAATGCCAATCCATAACACGCTGAGCCGCTTCTCTACGAGTAGCACCTGCAGGTAATCTTCGAACAGCATCTTGAAGGTCCATAAGAGTAATAAAGTCTGTTTCAACTTTATCACGTGCAATCTCAAGCTTTGGAATATCACCTTCTATTTTTGTTGGAAGGTTACGTCCAAATCTAGGCGCGCGACTGTTGAAATCCACAACCGACGCCATTACTTTAGCACCAAATTGAGCCTCAATAGCGAACCATTTTAAAGTAGGCTGAAATTGCAAAGGAAATGCACCTTGATATTGAAGTGTATCGAATGGATACGTTTCAACATAAGCCTGTGCGTCTGCTCTACGGAATTCCGGCACTAATTCTTGTACATTTATCATTGTATATGATTATGTTTAATTAAAAATTCTGTTATTAAACAAAAGTGATTCTTGGCAAAGCCGTACGTAAATCATTTACAATTGCTTGTAGTGCTGTTGGCAATGCTTTAATTCTCACTGTTCCACTAATTACTACACCATTGGCGTAAGTATTACCACCATCTGAAACTTCAGATGGTCTGTGGGTTAATCCAATTGGCTTGATTGCTCCATCTGTTACAGATAAAACTTCTCCTACTCCCGTGGCGGCATCTCTACCAACCAAAGAACCTTCAGGCACATATCCATCAGGATAATCCGTTTTATCAACATCCAGGATCAAACCACCAGGAAGAGTATCTACAACGTTTTCAAAAACAACTTTTTGAAAACCTTGAGTACCTGATCTTTTTACACCTTTCAATCCCATTTAAAGATTTTTTTATGCTCCAGCTTTGGCTGCCGCCTCTGCTTTACGCTGTTCAACAATTTCTTTCATTGCAGGAGACACCTCGTCATCCTTCAATTTCCCGCCACTAGCTCCTCTTACAGGAGAATCATTTCCTAAACCAGCATCACTTTGCGCCTGAACTTCATCAGCAACATCTTGCTCAACATCCGCTAAATAACTAGTGAAGTCATCATCACTATCAATTTTTAGTCTATCGAAATCACGAAGAGTTCTTTGCTTGAATTTTTCAGGAGCGTCTTTTAATTTGGCTTCAAGTTGTTGGCGACGCGTTTGGATGGTATTGCCTTTTTGAAGATTAGCAACAGTAGTTGTCAAAGTCTCAATAACTTTATTTTGATTCTCTACATGTTGTTTAAACCAAGCTGGCGCTTCGTCCTTTTTCTCTGGGTCTTGCTTCTCTGGTTCAACAGGATCTTTTTTCTCAGGATCTTTGTCTTTATCCTCTTCCTCTGCTGCTCTTTTATCAGCATTTCGCTTAGCATCATCCAATGCTGCCAATTCTTTGAAGCCTAATACTTGATCTAGTTTGTCGATTTCACCGTCGATATCGTCCTCATTAGTTATTAAGCTATCTAACTTGTCCGCTAGTCCGTTGATTCGTACATTAGAAAGATTGACACCCAAAGCGGTTGCTTTCTCTTTCAATTTGGAAATGATTTTTGATTTTAATGACATTTGATTTGTGTTTAATAGAGTGCAGTCCGGAGAGCTAATCCGTGCCATCCTCGGTTAATACTTTTAAAATCAAAAGTAATCCAATTAGATTACCAATTAAACACAGTGTATTTTGTAATTTGGGAGATTACAGAAAGAAATAAGCCACAAAAAATATTTGTGGCTTATAGAAATATTATTTACATAAATTTTAAATTAAATATTTATAAATGTATTAGATTGGAATGAATTATTTGCAAGAGTCATTTCCCCTATATTCAAACCATTTTCATCACCATAAATATTATAGCCTAAAGGTTTTAAATCAAATTTATTTATATGAGGAATGTCTCCCTCAATAATTAATTCCATGATAATATATTTTCCTTCTACATTACTAAATAGCACCTCAATTTTGCTATCATTCAAATATTTATTGACACTAAAACCAGAATATAGAATTTTATTATTTTTCACAACCGTAATTGGTTCACCTTTATGATTAATAGTTAAAGATATTAGAGGTTTGTGATTTTGATCCTTTTTTATTTCGATAGGGAATATCCCATTATCATTAATAATGTTATTTACCTCAATCAACTTATTACTACAAAAATAAATAATTGGATAATTTTCTATTTGTGTTTTAGTTGCCTGCATTTTTAAAATGTTCTTTAATTTTGTTTACTAATTCAGACTTTTCATTTTTAGCCCACTTACTTTCAGATAACAAATAGCATGTTACAGATAAAAAAAGACCAATACCTAAATAAATTAATTCCCAAGCATTAATATCAATATTTAAACTTGCTCTTTCTTCTGAATTAGAATTATTGAATTTGATTAAGAAAAACACTCCCTTACTCACAACAGTTAGAATTAAACCAATCAAAATAAGATAAAATCTTTTATGCCATTCTTTCCACTTTGATTCAGATGTTTCTAATATTCTGAATTCAACATTTGTTAATCCATAAATTTTTTGAAATGCATAAATTTCATCATTTCTAATCTGAAGTTTTGATGCATCGAAAGGGCTAGTTCTTATCTTTTCATTTTTATCCATTTAAACTGTCAATATTAATCCAAATTTTTATAAGCTAACACAAATGTAAATTTAATAATAATCTTTCATATAAATAATTTAATACATTTCAAACAATAGTGTCAGAAACTATTTAAATATGCTGGGGGACTATTTTTTTTATTCTTTTTGAACCTCCTTCACCTTAGCCGCTTCCAGTTTCGCTTGTTCCACTTCCTCTTCCTGAATCTGTTTTATTTCATCCTCAGCATTCTTCGTTAATGGAGAATATTCAATAGCAGTTTTTTGAGAAATAACTTTTGCACCTCCTGCAGCTTTTTGAAGTAAACCTACGGTCTCACTATCATCATTAATACGATAAAGCGGAATATCAAAACCAATAGATAAGGACTTAGTAGCAGGAATTAGCGAAGTATCAATAGCACCACAAAATGCAATTTGTAAATTGATGTCGCGCTGTGTACTCATTCCATATTCACCGTCAATTTCATCACGTGCTGCTAAGTGTGCATCCATGAACACACGATCAAAAGCAACCCCGGATAAAGCGCCAAGACCTTTTAAATCTTCCATGGCCATTTGCGGAGTTTGAGTAGCAGTGAAAATGAAATTCATCAATGTATTTAATTCGAATTCTACTGCCTCAGTAGCTTGCTCCCAAGTAACATAGCGAGCATCCGCGCCTTCACCCTCAATCTGTAATGATTTGCCTTGCTCACCTTTCTCAAGCATTTTTGCACCAACTTTACCAAACATCGCAAATACCGGCGACGCATGATAATCGTTGGTATCACCTACGTTAGATATCAATGTTTCAATACGTGCAATAGCCGCTTGAACCGGCGCCCATGGTGGTAATGGTTTTGAATAATAAGTAACCGGAATTTTCCCGTAGGAATGTGATAATATAGAATCAACTATCCATCCATTATTATTAGCAATTGATACAACATCCTCACCTGCTCTGGCCTTCCTAAATTTATAGATATGAGTCGCTGAATAGATATCAAATCTTTGCTCTTTATCAGTTGTAAGGCCTGAGAAATTAGGATCAGCAATTAAATCAGTAAAGCTTCTTGATGATTCATAGACACGGCCGAAATAAACCATCTTACCAAAATCATCGAATACAGGTAAAAGAGTATCTCCCAAATCGGGAGACAATATCTTACAACGCATTTTGAATTTACCTCTAGGAGCAATCTCTCCCCAGTATCCTGGATCAACTGGTTCAGAATACCAAAGTTTGGCAACCTGAAGTTCACTTAACATTCGTCGCGCAATCTCTTTTTCAATGAAACTGATCTTATTATCATCGCGCATTTTCTTTACCATATCGTAAAGGCGCTGCTCTTGATCATTTTTCGGATTAGCTTCGAGCTGTATTTTAGAGACATTCATAAAAGACACCCGACGTTTTACGATCAACTCCTGGAGAGGTACACCGATTCTATTAACCTCAATTCTTTTGGTATCGTAAATCCTTTTTCCTGCTTTATCTAAAATTGGTTTACCTTCAGAATCTTTACGTAATGTTCTTACTTTCTTCTTAGGTCTAAACCCTTCGCCTTCATTAAAAATATCATGCTGCGTTACATCATATTCTTTTTGTGCTGTAGCATATGTAGGTGCTACAATTGCCCCAACAGCTTGCACAATAGCAGGTAATGCAGGAGTTGGTAATTGAACCTCGGTTTTAGTTTCTTTTTTGTCCTTTGCCATCTTAATTTTATTAGCGGTTAGGGTTTAAAATAAATCAAATATTGAATCGTCGACTTCTTCAGTCACAGATATTAAATCAAAATATTTACGCATGAGTATCAAATCGCGCCAATCGGGAGAACGTCCTATTTCCTTTTTCACTTCTTTCTTTGGGAGAATCCTTAGTTTATTATCCTCATCAGATTTATATGTTTTTAACCAAGAAAACTCCTCTTGAATTTCTTGCTGTTCCGATTCTGATTCGATGCATTTAAGAAGAATATTATGCCCCGCGATATCGTCAGCTAAGAGATAAGCGCATTGTGTTTGGAGATTCTGATAGTTTTCATTTTGTGGAAGATCTTTTCTACTATCACCATAAAATCGATTATCATTCTCACGCGCTTCATCTGTTATGAGTGGCTTAGCATTATTTACAAACCCAAGAATACCACACATATCTACCACTCCACCTCCTACGCCATCCTCATCGGCGATACAATGATGTGCCGGAATACTCCATTTTGCACGCATTGCATTAATGCATGCCTGTATCTCTGTTGTTGATGATTTATCAAATGAATGGCACTCCATTAAAATCCATCCCCACCAAACACCAATACGAGCCTTATCTGAACCGAACCTTGCAATATCCGCGGTGATATACCAATTAGGCTTTTCAATCATATTTTGATACTTCTCCCAAATATGAGTGTTTGAGAACATCGCAATGATATCATCGTACTTACACATCGCATTAGGATCATCATCATACTCCCAATTACCGTGAAGTAGACGCTCCTTTTTAGCCTTATCTTTTGTTCTTCGTAATCTCTCAATATATCCACTATCGATATGTGGATTATCTTGAACAAAAGCAGCTAAGTATTTCATTATCTCTGGAAGAGCACCCTTCTTATTTGGAAGATAAAAAGTAGTGTACATCCAGTTCTTTTTAGGGTTACAGGTGATGAAAAGCTTACCTATGAGATTATATTTTTCATTGTATTGTCGGCCAATACGTGTTTTTAAAACATCATAAGCACCAAAATCAATCTCTCCACCTTCTTCAATCCAACCTCCAGTATATTCTGTAGAACCAAATCTTTCATAAACTGGATCTGATGGTTTAAACTTCAATTCAAGTAAATCGATTCGACTACCATTCTTAAATTGAATAAAGTTCTTTTGTCCGTTGTAGCGAAAATCAATTCCATTTCGCATACCATATGCCGTGGCCACTTTGAAAAAAGTAATCAAAGTCGATTCTGTTATACGCTTTAATTCCTCACGTCCAATAAACCATCTGGTACCAGGATAATTCCAACATTGAAACATGAGCCAACAGCAACCGGTCCATGATTTAGCGCCTCCTGCTGCACCACCATATAGAAATTCTTCAGTGATATTATCCGTTAGAATTTTAAGTGCCTCTTCTTGCTTTTCATGCCTACCTTTTGGAGTTTCGACAATAAAATCAAATATCCCTCGTTTGAAGGATATACCTTGAAGATCTCTTACATCAAGATTTGATAATATTGCAGTGACGTCCATTACTCTCCCCTCTTGGTTGCTCTCATTAATTCGCGAATTGCTTCATCACTAAGTTCATTTGGATCAATCTTATTTTTATCATCCACAATGAGTGTATCCGAATACATGCCGTTAACACGCGCAAGTTTATCAAGCATTCCATCTACAGCATACATTTCGACTTTAGGACCAAATTCTTTCCATTCAAATGACTTTATCTTTCCCCCTTCTTTGTCCTTCGCAAGTTTTACTAAATCAAGTTCAATCGTTTCATATGCCTCAACCTCACTATCGTCAAAAGTTGCCAATGGATCTAATTCTAAATCTATCTCCGCTCTCAAAATAGCGTCCTCTAAAGGCATAATATTTTGCTCGACATAGTTATCACGTATTTCATCAGTTAGACCTTTACGCTCGATGTACATTGCATGCTTTTTGATTTCAAGATGCTTTCTTTCGATCAACAAGGTTAAAGATTTAGGAACATGCTTTATTCGCTCTCGCTGGACAATCTTCATGTAATCATTGATGTTCGAGCCTGCAATGTCCTTCATCATCTTCATAACCTCATCCGAATTCATTCTTGATTCTTTCAAACGAGTCTCAACAATGGCGGAAATCTCAACATTCTTCAACAGACGCTGACCTTGTGAATAAGCTGTTTTTTCTGAATATCCAGCAGTCTTAGCAGCTCTTGTAGCATTAAAATGAATTAAGTAATCATCGACAAACAACTGTTGCTTAGCAGTTAAAGTAGATTTATTATCTTCACTCATTACATACCTCCTTCACAATTCCATCCACTTGAGCTTTGAAAACTTTGTCAACCTGATAGACTTCACGAGCCACTTTAATGCGATAAGATGCACTCTGCTGATTGATTCCTAGATTCTTTTTGATAGTAAAACATATGCCGTTCTCAACTTTTTCACTTAGCAAAATAGACTTTGGAGAAAAAAGTAGAAGCACCGATGCAGTAAACAGAATTTCAGAATTGTACTTTTTCGGATCAGGCTTGATTTTGTTGTAAATAGATTTAACAATGGATTCATCTAACTTTTGAGACGTCAATGCGGAGCGATAATCATCAAATGGAATCTGAGGATTAAATTTTTGAGCCAACTTCAAAATGAATTTTTCCATGAAAGCAAATCTATATACAAAATTTTAGTAATCCAAATGGATTACATAAAAATCAAAATGGAGAATCATCGGGCATTTCATCTTTTCCAAAATTCCAGTTTGCATGTGCATTAAGATTTGTGCTCTGAATGCTTGGCTTATTCTCGAGAAATGAGAAATCTGTAATAACTCCATCTTGCGAATTTCCAAACCCTGTTTCATCCCATTGTGTGAAATTAGTTGTCTTTCCCTCAAAATTCATAAGCACAGTATCAGTTGATCCATTGCGATGTTTTGCAACAATAACCTCTGCCATTCCGGCCGTGGATCGCCCTTCTTCATCTTCTGTTAAACCGTAATATTCTGGGCGGTAAAGGAAGCAAACCATATCAGCATCTTGCTCGATAGATCCTGATTCGCGCAAATCTGAAAGCATTGGCCGCTTATTATTCCCTGGACGAGATTCTACGGCACGGCTCAATTGTGATAAAGCAATTATCGGAATATTCAGTTCTTTTGCTAAAATTTTTAATCCCCTAGAAATATCGCTCACTGCATCAAATCGGGATTTTCCATGAACAGTGATAAGCTGAAGATAATCGATTACAATAATTTCAATTCCGTGCAATCGTCTAAGACGTTTAGCTTTAGAAGATAATTCGATCAATGTCAATCCAGGGGTATCATCCCAATGAATTGGTAATTCTGCAAGTATTGCAGCTTTGGAATGAAGTTGTTGCCACTCGTGATCAGCAAGATTTAATTTCTTAATTCTCTCAAGCGCAATCCCTGTTTCGAATGATAGAATTCGATGAATCAATTGCTCCTTAGCCATTTCAAGAGAAAAAATAGCAACGGGTTTACCTGCTTTCGCAGCATTTATTGCTTTCTTGAGTGCATATGCCGTCTTTCCCATAGCAGGGCGTGCGGCTAAGATAATCAAATCCGAAGGTTGCCAGCCACCGGTTAAAGCGTTCATTTGGTCATTGCCTGTATCTACACCCGTTACATCTTTTACTCCCATTGCGGCTTTTTTAGCCATATCAGCAAGCACTTCATTTAATGCTTGTTTCTGACTTACTTCTTTGCGACTTGAAACATGATTTACCAATCCATCGCGCTCAGTTTCGTAAGTTGAAAGGATATCAAAAACATCTTTTGTTTCATCATAACAGTCATTTATCGTGATGCTAGATAACCTAATCAATTCACGTTGCATGAATTTTTGAGCGATAATTCTAGAATGAAATTCGATGTTTACAGAGTTCACCACCCGATCAGTAAGTTCAGTGAGATAGTAAGCTCCTCCAACTTTTTCTAAGTCTCCAGTCTTTCGAAGTTTCTGCATCACAACCATCAAATCCAAAGGATCACCCGAAATTGAAACTTCCTGAGCGGCTTTGTAAATCAGCTGATGAGCTTCTTTGTAAAACATTTCAGGTCTCAGAATATCAGCCACAAACATCAAAGCAGTGCTTTCTGATAAAATTGAACCCAAAACTGTTTGCTCCAAATCCAGAGCCATTGGCGGCAGCTTCCCTAACCAATCCTTTTCTTTTCTCATTTCAATCCGTTTCTTTTCTTTTGATCGGCTGTTAAAGTTGTAGTATCACGCCAATCGCCAAATCTCCAAATCCACTTTCCAACAATCTCTTTGTCTACTCCTTCATGGGTTGGTTTTTCACCAACATCTTTACTCAGCGCTGATTCCTTTTGAACGTTTTTTAAATAAACTTTACCATACCATGAAACAAAATGCAGTTGGGCATCCCTTGTGGATTTAGTGAATTGGTTTTGATCTTTAAGATGCTCTTCAAACAAATCAAGGAGTATAAACATTTTATCAGGTAAGACTGAATTTTTCATTCCAAATCTATCTCTCCATGCTCCCCATCTTTCAGATTTCAATAGTTTGATAACAGTTTCAACACTGATAACTGCATCAGGTAAAATTTTATCTAAATCAACTTCTTGAATGGAAGGTGGAAGATTTTCATTTTCTATCATACTTTCATTGTTTATTGGTTTCTTTGTTTCATTGTTTATTGGTTTATCTATGGGTGCAGTGCTAGAGCCAGTGCTAGAATCAATGCTAAAGTCAATGCTGTGGTCGGTGCTATTATCAATGCCGTTGCTTTTTTGATACGGCAGTATTGAATGTTGTCGCAATGCTGGGCTCAATGCTGTATGCTGTGCTGTTGCATTTTTGACACGGCATATTTCAATAATACATGCACTATATTGGTTCTTACTCTCTTGGATTATCTTAATAAAACCCCAGTCAGATAAATCCTTTAAAGCTGTTAAGTAGGTTTTTTTATTCCCTATTGAAAGACCTTCCATTGTGTCTTGAGTAGGTAAGCCGAAGTGCTTTTTCCAATTTAACCTATTGTTAAGCTCAAGGATCCACATAAATAACGCGGTATGAATTGCTTTTGCCTCAATTTTTTCAAAGGCAAAATCAAACCACGCTCTGGTGAGCTGATAACCATTGATACTATTGTTATCCCCTATAACCTTCTTTGTAGCTGCCATAATTAGAAACCTTCGTCAGATAAGTAATATCCCCTTGACTCTTTAAATGAAACTCCATGTAAATCAAAAGAATAGATATAGAAACCAATATCACAATAAATGTCAGTAAGATAACAGAATCTTCCAGATGTGTCTACTTCATTCCCTATTAAATAAATGCGGATTTTCATCCGTTCTTTTATAGCTCCCGTTCTTTTTCTTAGGTACCGCTCCATCCCTCGTCTTAATTTAATAGATTCAAGAAAAGCAGATAAACCGATCTTACCTTCTTTGAAGAAGAATAAAGAAATATTAAAATGTCCGTCTACCCTATCGACAAAAATCATATCAACTGACCCATAGTTTCCAACTCGCAAGTCTTTTATTCTTTTGCTAGGGAGTGCTACTGGAAAACCTCTTTCTCTCAATTCCGTTAAATCTGCTTCCCTGACAAGTTTTTTCAAATCTTTTTCCAAAATTTTCATGATTAGTAATTTTTTTTGATTAAAAAAGCCTTACCAAGGTTAGAGCCCGCCAGCTCCTCCCTTAGATAAGGCTATGAATATCTTCTTTCGAATGGCGGTTCGATATATTAAGTAATCCAAATTTACAACTTATTTTAAGTAATCCTAATGGATAACTTTTTTTTATTTTATTAAATATTTTTTAGCCGTGTAAATAGCATCGCTTATTTCAATGAATACTTGGTTGTTAACTTTACTTGAAAGCGTCTTTAGAAGCAATTCTATTTCGCCTATAATATCAATTATCTTTGATTGTAAGCTTTCATTTTCAATTAGTTCAGAAAAGTCATAAAGCGCGTTTATTTGCCTCCCAATAATCGATATGAACATTGATACCTCATAGCCATATTCTGACCCATACTTGCTCGCGTTATCAAAAATTAGGCGTAGGTCTTCCCTGATAACATCAACCTCGTTGACATTACCTGCGTTGATTTCTTTATGAACCATGGTTACGCTGCTTTAGAAATTTGGGAATTATTTAGATACCATAATACCTCACGCAGTTCGCATACTGCTTCGAATATTTCTGGATTGTATTCTTCCGCTACAAGGTGATCTGGGTGATTGTAGAACTTTTCAATTAAAGCTTCTAAAGAATTAATAGCGCTTTGGATCTCTTCAATTTTTGAACCGATAGAGTTTGCCGTAATTGGCATTGTTGGGAATTTTGATTTATTTCGCATTTTATTCAAAATTAACGGCAACAAAAAAGCCCTGCCGTGTGGGTCGCGAAATAAATCAAAGTGAGTAAAGAACTCGAAATTGAAACCACATCGACAGGGTTTACCTGTATAGCAAAGCACCTTGTGCTTGAAAATATTTTTAGTAAAGTTTTTTGGAAGAAGTGCCTTTACTGTCCACTTTAATTTATTTCGCTATCACAAATATAGCTAAACTAATTTGAATTATGCAAATTAATTTTTTATTCCGTTACTACATCTGAAAAATCACCTGTAGAAGTATTCAATGTGCATTTAGCATATTTAGTAATTATACCTCCAAATGCATTTTTACCTCTATATTTCATAATCACGTTTACAGTGCCATCTTTATTATCTGTATACCTTGTTTCCACATGTTCAAAGCTTGAGGGATCGTTTAAATTATCCTTTATATAGTTTCTAAATTTTGTGTATGAACCGTCATATTTAGAAAAATGTCTTTCTATTCTACCTTTGGGATCATTAGCTTCATAATCACTTTGCTGTTTATACGATTTAAAACACTGATCCATAATAAATATAATAACAAGAATTATAGCAGCCCATTTTAATAGGGGATAATATTTATGATTCATATTAAATCCCCTCAGTTATTTTTCCTTCTACACTGTTTTTTATTGCCACCAAGCCATCTATTATTATGCCCTGTTGATCTATTATTTTGTTATTCTGTTCAATTTGCTTTTGCTGATTAGAAACTATAACATCTAATTTGTAATACCATAATATAAGATTTCTAAAAACAACAAATAATACAACAATAACTGCGATTACAATAGTAAAGTAAACCAAGCTTCCGATACCTGTTCCAGCGGCAGCTTGTAAAAGTATATTTTTCATAACAATATTTAAGTTAAAAATTGTCCTAATATACAACAATGAATTTTAACTTAAATGTATGATAACTAAAAAAGGATTCTATTTTATAGAAGCCTTTTTTACATTACAACAAATCATAACTAGTTGTTTTTATACTTTTTATTAATTACATCTTCAATTACTGGACGTAAACTATCAATTTCTTTTTTGCTAACAGGAACTGGGATAAAAGAGGATACAAAATATTCAATTGGATATATCCTACGTTGATTATTTTTAAAATATGTCCGATCTGTTACACCACATCATTAGATTATTCATGATCAGATTTAATAAGTTCAATCTCTTTTTCAAATTCTGCTTTGTTTTTACGCCAAATAGCTTCTAGTCTTTTAGTCTCTTTTACCCATCCCTTGTGAGTTGAAGGGCTAAAATAACCGTAAACAATCATCATAGTATCCCAAATTACACCTCTCATATCTGACCAATTAGAAAGGCAGGAATTGCATATTTTTTTATTGTCATGTGAATCCCCACATCTTATACACTTTCTCATTCTACCTCCTTACTTTCTCCTAAAAAATTAGCTGGTCTTTCAACCTTTTCAAATTCATACACCCATACCCAGGGATTAGAATCCCATGAATCTGCACCATTAATTTTACACCACAAAGAATTGAATGACCAATATGGAGGCAGACCATCATTAAATAGCTTGTTATTATCTAAGTAATTTTGATACAATTGTCCTTGTGAAGCTAATTGTAGTCTACTCATGAGTAAAGGATTCAAACCTTCAGCTATCGCATCATCTTGTGTAATATCCTGCAGTCTCTCTGCTCGTACATTAGTCACTTTTAAGAAAATCCTTGCTGCCTCTTTAGGCATGAATATCGAAGGTTTCCATTTACTCAAGTCAGGATTTTCTGAATTTGCTTTATAACAAAAATCTTCTAGATCATCACTCCACCTCCATGTCTCTCGTACCCAAAGAATATCATCTACATTAGCAATGGGCTTAATGTCATTGCAATTATCATTTTTAGGTCTTTCATCCCAATCTAATGAAGTTACTTCTGTAATTAATCCATCCTTTGTTTGCCCAATTCGAAACAAACCACTTTCATGACGGCTTTTAATTATCCGTCTAGTCTGTGTTTTTCTTCCCTTTAGTATAGCATCTACCATAGGAGTACTAAATAGTATTGGTTTAATTTTCATATCTATATAAATAATTGGCCTTGTATGATGGCTTGTGATTGAATAGTATTAATTAATGCACACCAGTTTAATGCTTCTTGATTTGAATGAAATACTTTAAATGATGCTAATCCATTTTGGGTATAAAGGACCTGATTAGGTTTTTGGCTATCAATGCGAAGACCGAATAACACTCTCATTTTTGAAAGAGTTTTATTTTCTTTATTATAGAGAAGAATATATTTTGACTTATCAAATACCCACCCCAACACTTCGTAATTGGATATATCTTTAAACTGTGGCGATGTCAGCTGACCTAAAATTGATTTAGTAATCTTCACCTTTTTTAATTCAACAATCATATCTCTTAAAATTAAAAAGCCCTCATCAGGAATCCCCAGCGTCTCACTTCTGGTTCATCCTAACAAGGGCTAAAATGTCTTATTAATTGTATTAATGTGAGACGATACAATTGGTACATCAAATGTACAATATAAATACAAGTTATCCAAATAGATTACTTGTATTTAACAATTAAAACCCTAATTCTATTTTATCGGGAGCAATATCAAATACACCTGGTTTAACTTGTAAAGGTTCTGCTTGCACTTTTTCTAAAGCTTCAGTCCTGCTATTTGCTTTGATATTATAGGCTCCAGCACGTACTCCCTTAAGTATGATATCAAAGCCTTCTTTAACTTCTGATACAAGCTGAATAAATTGTGGATTATCGCATGATGGAAAATCAAAGTTCTGAATGCGAAGAAACATGTCATTTATTTTTTCGTTGTCGGTCATAACTAAAAAGGATAAATATTAAAATTTTCTAATACCAGCCCTGATGTTGCAATCGTGACTGTTTTTAATGTTGCATCTTCAATTCTCTTTTTGAAGATTTTTGCATCTGAGTTTCTATCAGACAAGTGTATAAGCACTATATTATTAACCATTGATAGATCATTGGCTTTAAGTGTTTTGATAGCTGTTTCCACGCTCATGTGTGATTTTAAAACTCTATTGCGTAGAAATTGATTTTCTGCCAATTGCCGATCAATTATATCTTGGCTATAATTGGCTTCAATTAAAACATTGGTTAGACCAGGAAACCTATAATCACAATAGATTGTATCCGTTAAAAATAACGTAGTTCCCATTTCATTGTGTCGAATTAAAAAGCCTAATGGCTCAATAACATCATGATGCACATCAAATCCTATGATATCAAATGGACCTATTGAAAATTTCTTGTTTTTAACAATAGGATTAAGTCTATGGCTCTGAAATTTAAAACCTTTTATAGTTCCGGCAGATGCATAGACATCAATCCCCGATTTAACCAAGTCCTTGACGCCTTTGCAATGATCACCATGCTCATGGGTAACCAAACAGCCAACAACATTGCTTAAATCAAAATTCAATGCTTGTTTGACCTTTTCAAACCTTACCCCGCACTCGACAATAAGAGTTTCCCCATTATTGTCGGTGAAAAGGTAGCAGTTTCCATCACTATTGCTATTTATGATGTTCAGCCTCATTTTAGAATCCTAAAGTTGGCGTATCATCGACAGGGTTTTCGTTGGGCTGCATTACACTTGCAGCAGGGGCTTGTTTCTCCGGCTCTATATACCTAGGTTTTTCTTCTACAACATTAGCATCTTCAAAACCTATCTCAAGCTTATTAGCATTATTTGAGATATCAGATTTAACTTGAAGAAGAGTTTGATCACTTCCAGTAAGAGTTATCGCCTCCTGTTGCATCATTTTAACAAGGTGCTCATCAATTTTCTCGCTGTCAATAGTAATTGAATTATATGCAGCACGTTTAATTGTTTTCTCCACCATTTCCTCAAACCAACCTTCAATATGCTCGGTTTCATTTGAATTGTACTTTTTCTTTTCCCCACCCCAAAACTCAGCAGACGCGTATTTAGGTTTACGTTTTTCGATATCCTTCATCGTCATAACTTTTAGACGATTCTTTTCAGGATTGCTGTGGAATACATGGTAATAGAACCCGCCTATAATCTCACCGCGGTCAAAGTCATTTACTATCTCAAAATCATAGGATTCAATTTTGTTGTCTTTATTCTTTTTATAAGACTTGAATTTGTCATTTGAGTAAACGACCTCAACAATCACATCATCAGGAACTTCAAAACCATATTTTATAGCTTTAATTTTCATCCCTTCATAACCAATAATAAACCCAATATCGAATTTACTTGTCTTATTATTTTTGTACGGAATTAAATTGATGTGGTTATCCTGAAGCGGGTCCAATCCTATACTTGAATAAGCTACTACATCCAATGCTAATTGAGACATATTAACGTTTTTCCATGCAAATTCTAATGGGTCTGAATCTCTTTTTGATAACCTTTTAATTTCATTATCCTTTAAAGTCATATCCAACTTGATAAAGTAATTTTGGATAAGTTTCTTTTGGAAGTTTGTTACTTCCAATGAGCCTGCATTAGTTGTAAATTCACGCATTACTGCATGGGTAAAACGCTCTGATTGTGATTCTTGTTGAGGGGCAACTTGATTGTTAGAAGTTGTTGCTAAATTTTGATTTGACATGATATATTATTTTATTGATTTATAAATACAATGATTTAGTTGGTTTGATGGCATTGGCATTTTGATTTTATCGCAGTACATTAAGGCTATGTGTTCGCCCGGGATTTTATATTTACATCCCGAGCATGACACTTTAGGTATGGATGTAGGCGCGACTACTTTTTTTGCCATTACGCCACTCTTAATTTCTCATCTTGAGGTGAAACAATAAGATTTATGGTTTGTGCTGCTGTATCAGGAATTGCAGATACAGATTCACGGTTATCCAGGAATACCGGCGCGACTACTCCATAATGAGCAGATAGTGTATTGATGATATCTATTCCGACTAGAATTTTACCTGCAGTATTTAGATCCGAAAATGGTACACCATTGTAAGTAGTTTGACATGTTGGCTCCTCACCTCCATTAATTAATGGTTTGAATAATTTGAATTTTGCAAACTTGAACATACTGTTCACGCGATTTTCTAATTCTTCAGATTTTGCCCTTTCGTATTTCTCAGCAATGAATTCTTGTTTTTCTAGGGAAGCCAGTTCCCGCGACATTGATTTCTCTTGGTCTTTAAGTTCCAGGATACGTAAATCAATTTTTGCTATTTGATCACTATTATTTAGCTTTCTTTTCTCAGAATCAAGCTCCGCATTGATAGTCGCTTTCCGAATTCTTAAATCACCATAATCTACAGGTATAGATTCAAGCTGCGTTTCCAATTCAGAAATTTTAGAATTGTTATGCTTAATTCGATCATCCAATTGAACACGATCTTCAAATGAAACTACCTCCACTTTGTTGTTCGCTGAATTTTCAATACGGCGAGTAACCTCTCCTATGGAAATTTTAAGATTACTTATTGATGTAAGAAGGGCTGATTTAGTTAACTCAAATTGGTCTACAGCATGCTTAATATCATCTTCACGTTTGTTTAGATCACTTTTCAAGCCTTTCCCCTGCTCATTAATAGATTCTAATTCTTTACGTTTTATAAAATCAAACTTAGCTTGTAATCCATTGATGTTATCCTCTTCATGTTCTCTACCACATTCTTTACAAATCTTATCTTCAGGATTTAAAGTGCGCCCATTTACAGAAGCAAATAGTATTCTAAGACTCGCAAGCCTATCATTTATATCTTGCTTATCGCGTTCAATTCTTGCAAGCTGGTCCGCATGTGAAGATTCTAGTTGTTTTAGTTGGCTTTCCTGGATTCTTAATTGTGATTCAAGGTTAGCGAGCTTTGCTTTATCTTCATTCACTCCGGAATTAGCTTGGTTTATTTCAGAATTATACGCACTGCGATGATCTGCTTCGATATTCTGAATTTCTAGCTTTAATGCATGGATATCTTGCTGAACCTTTTGAATTCTTTTATTCTCACTTTCATTTGCTGCATTCTTATCAACAATAGCCTGCTCCAAAGCGTCGTATTGCGTTTGAAGTTCAGCTATACGATTATTAATAGAGTCTTCATCAATTGGTTCAGGTTTACTTCTTTCCGCTTCGTCGATTCGTGATGGAATAGAGGATAAAGCATCCTTAAGATTCTTTTTATTAAGAGCCACCATTGCTTTAAATTCCTTTAGGCTCTTGCCGTCCAGAGATTTTAATAACTGTTGTAATTCTGGATATTTACCTACTAAAAAATCATCTGTAATTTCGCCGGCCAATTCGGATAATACAGCTCTTTGATCTTGCCATTTTTGAGAATTAAAGTATAGCGGATTCGTGATTAGCTTGAACACATTTTCTGGCAATAAATCATTTACTTTGGCTTGAAACTCACCCGCATTTACCGGAACTTCATTCCAAAAATATAGATGCTCATTACCAGTGAATTCTGCGACTTCTTCACCTCTTTTCTTCGTCCATTTTTCTTTTTGTATATGGCGGATAGAAATATCTTGTCCATCGACTTCAATAATTGCTGACACTTCATTTTCCGTACGGTTTTTAGTTTCACCTTTGTTATCCAAGGGTTTTACATTAAAATCCTTACGATCGGAGGAATCCTTTCCAAAGAGTAACCAGGTAAAGGCATCAAAAATTGTAGTTTTTCCAGACGCATTGGCACCATAGATATTGGTGATAAATTTAAAATCAACTGAGAAGTTCTTTACTCCTTTAAAGTTGACCATTGTAAGTGTTTTGATTAGGATATTCATATTCTTTTAATTATGATAATAGATTTATTAATTGCTCCAGTTTTTTGTCATCATTGATTTTTGGAAGGTTGATGTAGTTTCCCTGAGTAGTAATTTCAACTGTTTGAAGATTCGTTATTTCAATCACCACATTACCTTTCTTTAATTTGTAATCAACTACCTGATCACCGTCGTCGTCCTGCCATTCAAACTTTTTAAATCCAAGACTTTTCAATTTCTCATGTGTCAGCATATCTTTCTATTTTGCATTTATCTTTACACCTTTATCTTTGAAGTATTGGCTATTTATATATTCAGCGACAGTTCTTGATGCAGCTAAGGCTTGGATTTCCACTCTATCGATTTGCCAAGACTTGCCTATTTCTCCTCGAGGGGTTATCAGGCCATCTTTTATCCAGTTGTCTACTTTAGCGCGACCATATGTCCTGTAAGCTTCGGATTTATTGATATAGGGTTTAATCGCTCCTGTTTCAGATAATGCTTTTGTTGCACCCAGCTCAGCTGCTGATGTAAGCATGTTGCGCAATTCATAATCAAATACTGATCTCATTATTCCTCCTACTTTTATTTGCGCTCCTTTTCTTTTCGGATACTACAACTTCAATGTATCCACCATCATCGATTGCGTTAACGGTGGTTTCATATTTATAATTGGGTTTTTCAAATTTCATTTTACGTCCAGCTGCTTCGCGTACAGCCTTTATATGTTGTAAATGAAATCTTTTCACAGATTCACCATTTGGGTCCATCTGAGCGATATAATCTGTTACTGAGGGTTGTTTATCTATTTTTATGATTTCCATTTTTATAAGTTTTAGTTGGTTTATTTAATGTTATCCCGATGCTTAACGCGAAGAGCGCAAGATTGACTTTATCAGACTCCCCAGTCTTCTCCCGAATATTTTGCAAATGCGTAGATATAGTTTCTGGGGACCGATGAAGCGTGTCCGCTATTAGCTTGTCGGGTAATCTTATAAGCTTTAGAACTTCAATTTCAGATTTACTCAGGTATCCATTAGACACTTTAATTGAGCAACATAGTTTTCCCTCGAATTGACATTTACCTCTTAATCCACAATCGTAGTATTCTGACCGGCTCACATTGCCATGCTTATCAAAATCAGGCTTGTCATCCAGACCGCCGAAATTGCAAAGCATGTATCTGTAAATTCGATCTTCTCTTCTTAGATTTGGCCATTGATTTAGATAGATTATCTTATCAGGATTATTCAACATATCCTGCTTGACTAGGTCAATCACTTTCTTTGGAAAGAATGGCCACTTATATTGTCTCTTATTATGGGAGCACCAAAGAATTTTTGTGTCAAAATCCTCCCAAATCTCAGCTCCTTTGTCAATCATCCCAGCGTATATTTTTTGTTTATTCATATGGTACTATTTTGTGATTGATTGCATTAAGTAATTATATTACCTTTGTTTTGTTCGTATGGTACAAATGTAAACATAATACTTACAGTGTCAATAAGTATTTTACTTACTTTGTGAAATTATTTTGCAAATGATTGATTATCAAGGAGAAAAATTTAAAGAATTTTTGAAGTCTAAAAACATTGGGGCATCAAAAGCAGCTGAAATATTAGGAGTTTCTCGCCAAACCGTTTATCAATACTTTAAGTCAACCTCTCTAGAAAGAGAAACCGTAAGCAATATATTGTCAAAATTTCAGACCTCAGAAGAAGATGTTTTTGGAATTAATAGACAGACTGTTATTAGACCTATTCACCAAAACGCTAGAGATTTAGGTGATGCCACTATTTATGATGAGGAGGGCTTAAATAAATTTGTTGAAATATCTCCTGGTCGATACAGAATGGGAGTTGAACTTGTACCCGTATACGCTCAAGCTGGATACTTATCTGGATACATGGACCAACAATATTTAGAAGAATTGCCGAAACATTATATTACCGTAGATAAATTTGTAAAAGGAAACTATAAAGCATTTGAGATTTCTGGAGATAGTATGGACAATGGAAGCATAAAAGATGCTCTACCTCATGGCACCATTGTAACCTGTCGTGAAGTAAAGCGTGAACTTTGGACAAGTAAATTTCATACTCATGAATGGCCAAATTGGATTATTGTACATAAAACTGAAGGTATTGTCGCGAAGCAAATTGCAAAACAAAACTTAGAAACAGGTACCTTAACTTTAAGATCACTAAATCCGGATAAAGACAGATATCCCGATTTTGAAATAAAATTAGATGACTGTGTCCAGATTTTTAATGTGGTAAAAAGAGAATTAAAATAAAATGGCACCTGGTTGGGTTTATACTGATGCTGAAATTAGGATATTGACTTTGGTTAAAAATCGAATAAAATCGGAATTTAAATCAAAAGGCATTGAAATCACCGGCGGAATATTTATAAAACCAAAACCAAAAAATTCACGATTAGACTTATTCGAAATAAACGGAACTCTTCACAAAAGAGAATCCTTTCAAAGGATAACAAAAGAATTTATTATGTCAGTCAACCTTAATTACCAAGATACTGAAAAAGAAAGAGTCTTAGATTATACTGAGTTTCTTTATTATACTCTAATTGATTCTGTACTTACGAAAAATTTAATATTTCGTAGGTACTATCAAAACATGGAATTTCAGACATTTAGAATTTCACCTTATTTATGGCTGGGCAATTGCCCCTTTTATATAACACACACATCAAAACTTAAACTAATATGAAAGAAGAAAAGGATCCTAATTCATTAGAGGTACAGGTTGGACGTCGCTTTAAAGAATTCCGTTTGACCCATAATATCAAACAAACTGATATAGATATCATGCAAAAGCAAAATGTATCAAGGATCGAAAACGGGAACAGACTTCCTGGGCATGAACTTATGATATACATGCTTAAAAAATACAATATGGACCTAAATTGGTTATTGACTGGTGAAAAATTATCAAGTCGTAAAATATCAGATCCAGAGAAAATAACCAGAGAAAGAGTTACTAAATAGATTTCTCTCGCAAAAGGGCCAACACCCCTTCTTGTACATCATCAACAATCTGCCAATCTTTGGCAATATAAACATCAGTTATTGTATTCGATGAGTGGTTTAGTGCAGCAGCCACATCATCCTTACTAAATCTACATTCGTTTCTAGCCAGGCTCGCAAATGTATGACGAGCATGGTAAAAAGTAAGTCTTTCAATTCCTAATAATTCACCAATGTCTCGCAATGAATTGCTAAGTCTATTATTTAATGACTTAATAGTTTTGTACCTTCTAAATAAGCTTTCAGAATATTTAATAATATAATTTTTTGCCTCATCTGGAATTTTCACTGACATAAAGGCATTATCTGATCTTTTATTTTCAGTCTTAGATCTATTGTAATTAAACCTCACAACATGCTTCTTCCCAAGACTGTTGAATATATCAGCAGCATTAATACCACACATATAAAAGGAGAACATAAATAAATCTCTAGCTATTACATCAGCTTCAATATTTAACTCTATATCTCTAATGGATTTAATTTGCTCTAATGACAAATTTCGATTTTCCGAAGGTTTTACTTTAACCTTAACAAGCTTACGAAATGGATCATTGGGAATTTTAATTTGCCCAGTATCCTCATCGTTATACTGATCCTTCATTGCATTAAAGATTGTCATAACGTTATTTATTGTGGTGAGAATGGTTTGATTTGATCTCGATCCTCGGGCGATTGCATCTTTACGTATTGGTATGCGCAGAAATATCTGGAATTCCTGAAGAAATTTTACATTGAGGTCCAACGGGGAAAGGCTATCAGCTTTTACAAATTCTTTTAAGCGTTTCATTGAGTCACTAAGTTTAAGAATTGTACCAGCACTACCTTGATATCTATTTTTCCATTCTTTAAAAAACGCAAACAGGTCTAATACTTCATCATTCCTTTCAAAATATTGCTTTAGTTGAACAGCAGTCATCACCTCACCTTTTACGCCAAGAGCATTCACTTCTTCGCGCATTCTATTCAGTTCTATACTAAGAAATCTATCAATAAATATTTTTTTTAATCGTAACTTTGTGTCCAAATCTTCTTTATTTGCAACAATTGATGTATCTAAATATACAGAGGAACCTTTTTGTGAAATTCTGATTTTCACCCCCCAAGTTCCATTTTGTTTTTTATGATGCTTTAGAATAGTCGCTGAAATTGAAGCCAT